CTTGGGTGACGACACCTTCCAGACAGTGCTGGACCTCATCGACAGCAACGCCCTCTACCGTGGTAGTGAGCACCGTCGAGCTGTGCAGGAGTTTCAAAGCCTCCAGCGTGCCTACCGTGCCTCAGGTGACGGCAGCCTGCATGTGTGGAGCAACGTCGGCAACCCTGTGGCACGCTTTCGCAACACGGTGATTGGCACGCTGATCCAGGACCTCAGTGATGGTGTGGACCTCGAGCGTGCCGTGCGCGGTTTTGAGCAGAAGGTGGCCCCCACCAACTACAAGCGCACCACTGCACTCATCACGCCTGCCATGGTCACCAAGGCAGTGGAGAAGTTGCGTGAGCTGGATCTGGAGCGGAGCATCGAGCGGCGGTTTGCCCGACTGGAAGATGTGAGTGTCAACGACGTGCTGTTTGTGGACAACAGTGTGCAGGCACAGATGCGAGATGGTCTCACCAGCCTGCTCATGGAGGCAGTCGGCTCAGCGCCGCCCAAGAACGTGAGTGGTGTCACTGGCATCCCGGTGGCTGAGTTTGTGAGCGATGTGCTGCCCAAGGCGCGCCGAGTTGAGGTGCTGCTGAAGAATCAGCACCTGGGCAACTTTGTGAGCGTGACTGCACCTGTGCATGTGCATGTGGATGCTGGTCGGCTGTTCCGCTGGAACAACGATTTTGCGTGGAGCTATGATGGCGAGGTCGCAGACAGCATCAAGGCTCGTGTCAAGCGGGCAGGTGGCAACACCAATGCAGCACTCCGAGTGAGTTTGGCCTGGAGCAACTATGACGACCTTGACATCCATGCTCACTGCCCTGACGGTCACATCTACTACGGCAACCCTGGGCGCATCCTGGACGTGGACATGAATGCAGGCCGAGGCACCACTCGAGAGCCTGTGGAGAACCTCAGCTGGACTCGTCCGCTTGATGGTGTCTACCGCATTCAGGTCAACCAGTTCAGTCAGCGTGAGACTGACAACGTGGGCTTCACACTGGAGATTGAGTGCGAGGGCAAGGTCTCTCAGCTGAGCTATCCACTAGGTGTCAAAGGCACGGTGGACTGCATCACCTTCCAGATGGTGCGTGGCGAACTCACTGATCTCAAGATTGTCAACAAGTCAATCCGAGGCGGTGACGTGTCAACCCAGAAGTGGGGTGTGGCTACGGAAAACTTTGTGCCGGTCAGCACGCTGATGTGCAGTCCCAACCACTGGGAAAACGCAGGCGGTGTGGGCAACCAGCATTGGTTCTTCATCCTGGAAGGCTGCAAGAATCCCGAGGCCACTCGAGGCATCTACAACGAGTTCCTGCGAGGCGACCTCGAGCCTCATCGCAAGGTGTTTGAGGTGCTAGGCAACAAGACCAAGTGTGCACCCTCAGATCAGCAACTCAGTGGCGTGGGCTTCTCACGTGGACGCAACGACGAGGTCACTGTGCGAGTCTCAACCAACAACTCAACTCGTGCCTACAACATCATTTTTTGAAAGGACACCCAACATGAACGATCTTTTTGTTACCGCTTCTCGACAGGCTTGGCGCTTTCCCAGCACTCGTGGCGAGCTCACCACCGAGCAACTGTGGAGCATGCCACTCCTAGCCAAGAATGGCTTTGACCTCAACTCCGTGGCTCGGGGCCTCAACCAAGAGGTCAAGGACCTAGGCGAGGAAAGCTTTGTGGAAACACGGAGCAACCCTGCTCGCTCCACTGCTGAAGGCAAGCTGGAACTGGTCAAATCCATCATCGCTGTGCGACAGGAAGAGAACCGGCTGGCCGAGCAGCGTGCCCAGCGTGCTGTGGAGCGTGCTCGCATCCTGGATGCACTGGCAGCTCGCGAATCCGAAGAGCTCACCAAGGCCAGCAAGGATGAGCTGCTGGCCCGCCTGGCCCAGCTGGACGGCTGATTGCTCAAGTGAGGGGTGTGACCGTGCCCCTCACTTTTTCTCTTGACTCAGTCTATGTCTGTGCTACTATGCCTATTGACACGCAAGAGGTGAGAACGTGAGCCTGATCAACAAGCGTATTGCAGACAGCATCCGACGCTACCCCACTCTTTATCGCTGCCGTACTGATGTGCTGGAACAGTGGTTTTGTGTGATTGGCAATGGCATGGAATGGCAGGATGGACAGCTAGTGAGCATATTTGACGAGCCACCTTTGCGCACTGTGGAACAGCTGGTAGCAGAAAACACCAAGTGGATGAGAGAGCGGCTGGAGGAAGATGCCAACGAGATGGATGCCTCTACTTTGGCTCGATATCGTGTGATGATCCAGCAGGAGAGCATGCGGATTAGGGCCACCGTCGAAAATGCCAATGATCTGGCACTAGTGGAGTGGAGCCACAACACACCGACCAGGCTCAGAGACAGCTTCTCAGCCAAAAGCATTTATCCTCTCTGTGCCTACAGCCGGATGAGCCAGGTGCCAGATGATGTTGACCCCGAATGGCTTGCAGCAGTGCGTGAGATGATTTTTGTAGTGTTTCGCAGTGAGCCTGACCAGTATGGATTTGACCCTGAAACCAATGCGAAACAGCACGAGGCCAACATCCAGTTTGCGAGCCAAACTTCGGCTCACTTGGCTCAACGTTTTGGTGATGGTGGTCGGCCAGCCAGCTATGAATCTTGGTGCTCACGCCAACGGGCATTCAACATCAAGGTCAAGGCAATGATTCAAGACATTTTGACAGGAGTGTAAACCGTGCAAGTCAACAGTGATCAATGGTATGTGAAGTGGTTCCTATGGAACTGCAATATTCTGGACCGGTGGCTCAATCCAGGATACGCTAGTCGACGAGTAGAGAGGGCTATGAATAAGGGCACCGACCTCTGCACCTTCTTCCGCACAATCCTGCTGGGCACCCTGGTGGCCCTGCTGAACTTGGCTGTGTGGGCGTGGGTGGCGTTTGTGATGCTGGTGATGCCCTTCCTGCTGTTCAATGTCACAACGGTGGCCATGACTGTGGGACTTTTTGTTGGTGTGTTTGCTGCCGCTATGTTGGTGGCAACGGCTGTTGTGGGAGCACCTGAGGCCATCCGGTGGGTGGCAAGAAAGACCAGCAGCGCAGTCAAGAAAGCTCCTCAGCGTGCGCCCACATTCCTACAGGTGTTTGGGCGCTATCTCATTGGCGTCAAACAGCGTTTTTGCCCCACCATCACCATTAAGGACAACAACAATGATTAACATCATCCGCAACGGCAGCTTTTTGATCCCCCCAATGGGAGCAGTGGTGGCTGTGGCTGTCACCAGCCTGGCGCTGTTTTTCATGGTCCTAGGCAGCAAAGAAACTCGAGTGCGAACCTCTGACGCACGGTGTGAGGTGGGCGAAGTTGTCAGCGGCAGCGAGACCATCCGCGTCAAGCTGCTGTGTGATGAGGCGGGTGAGAAGACAGCCACCAGCACCGGCCAGGCCGAAACTGTGCTGGCCATCCTCAAAACCAACCCCGCCACTGTGGTGTGCAATGTCATGCATACTGGCTGGGCACGGGACTGCCGCGTGCCCTAAAGGATAGAGTAGATGGTAAGGATCATTGGCAAGGACGAGCGGGAGATGCGGCGTGTGACCTGTCGGTTCTGCGCCAGCATTTTGGAGTACACCCAGAGCGAGACCACCACACGGTGGGTAGGAGACTACAGCGGTGACCGTGAGCAGATTAGAGAGCTGGCTTGCCCGGGATGCGGCAACAAAATTCCGGTGAAATTTTATTGAAAATTCCAGTTGACACCTCTGTGATTTGTGCTATTATCCAGGCGTAGAGCAAAGGCTAGGTGATGCCAAACGAGTGCCCAGACTGTGACAGCATGTGGTGCAGACAGCGTGGCTGCCAAGGCAGCATTCCACAACTTCCCCCATATGAGGAGATCCGTCCCATGACCAAGCGTTTTACCATCGAGCGTGTGATCAAGGTCTATGATGAGGACACCGGTAACCACTTTTATGTGGGTCCCGATGCTGACGGACTTGATGGTATGGAGATTCGAGATGTCAATAGCGAGGGCAAGATTGACGCTCGCTTCTTCATAGGGCGCGAGCAAGCTGTGCTGGTGGCACAGGCCATCCTCGAGCTATATGGGGACAAGCAGTGAGCCGGGCTGCACTCAAGCCCAAGCTTGATGATCAGGATCTTGCAGAGATCCGCAAGGATCACGATTGGTGGATGGCAGCCGCTCCTCCCAACTGCGTGTTGATTGGGTGGACCGATCGAGAAAGCGCAGTGTTTCAACAGGGTCCTGGTCCGTTTCCCAAAACCATCACCATTCCTGGTGTGGCAGCCGAATACATCCACACTCTTCTCAAAGGCAAGGAACTCACACCATGAGCAAGCCCAATGCTAGAGACCGGCGCACTGTTGAACGTCGTCGTGATCTTGACCAATACAGCGGACCTTACCGTCTAGAGGACCTACCTGAGCTGCAACATGGTGCTGTATTGGTTCTTGACAGCTGGTATGATGAAACCTCAGTGTATCTTGCCTGGGAAGAGCTAGAGAGTGAGGAAGAGTGGAGGGCTCGAGTCAAAAAGCTCGATGCGGCTGCTGCTCGTCGCGCCCAGAATCCCACACCACGCAAAAGCAAGGAGCAGAGGCTGCTGGAGCAGGCTCGCCAAAAGCTCACGCCAGAAGAGTTGGCTGCCTTGGTTCGAGATGCCAGGAATAGCTTGACAATGTCCTAAAGCCTGCTATAGTGGTCACACAAACGAGGAAAGCTCATGAATCACCAGCAGGACAGAGATCTACAAGTTTGGCTTGTCACGCTCGATGGAACTCAACAGGCCCATAATGTGGTTGTTGAGCTCAAGAAACTAGGATTCTTGCAGTTGACGGTAATGGATGCAATTGGCGTGATCACCGGCAGGGCAGATCAGTCTATTGCCGAGGCAGCTCGCATCCTCCCGGGTGTTTTGGATGTGGAACCAGAAACTCCAGTGTCAGTTTGATATCTCAAGGAGTACCGGATAGTGCAGGACGTATTTGGTCAGGATTTGAACGTTGGCGATAAGGTGGCTCTGACCCCGCACGGATACAAGAGCCTGGTTGTTGGCACGATTGTAGGATTCACAGCACAGCAGGTGCGAGTCAGCTATGAGCGACGACGCCGGTATGGCGATACGGAGGAGACCACAATCCTTCGACCTCCCGGTGATTTGGTCAAAGCCCCAGAACATTTTACCTCTTGACATTCAGCTCGAGTCTGCTATAATCCCCACATCAAGCGAGGACAGCACCATGTCAATCAACACCAGTGAGCTTTGGGTTGTGGTCTATATCCACAATAATCCCTACAGCTTTGACACTGGCATGCCGGACACGGTCTACCTCAAGCGGGAGGAGGCTGAAGCTGCCTGCCGTGAGCTCAACAGCATGCCCAAAACTTTCAGTTGGGAACGCGAAAATCCCTATTCTGCTGAAAGCCTGTATGATCGCATGCTGACTATTCGGGACGAGAGTCGGCGAGAAGGTGAGCGAGACGAGCGTCGCAACGCTGACGGCTACTAGGGGGAAAAGTGACCATCAACCGCAAGGCGTTTCAAACACCACAGAAAACTTGGCATGCAGTCAAGTGGACTCGCAAGGGGCGAGGATCCTACACTGATTTCGAAGCGGCCAAAAGGTGGTGCAACGCTCATGCTGGAGTCTACAGAGGTGACTGGTGTTACCATTATGGCCCTTGGGAATTCAAGTTTCGCGACCCCGCTATAGCCTTGATGTTTCAACTTACATGGTGCTAGTATGAAATGGGAATGGACTCTGTCCGTAGTTGCTGAGCGTGATGCCTCAGGCAAGCGTCGTCGACTTGAGGAGCATGAGACAGCCGTGGAGGTGCAAGATGGTGGACAGGCACAGCTTGTGGAGTTTGCAAACACCAGTGAGACCGGGCTGTTTGTGCGCTTGCAGAGCTGGGATGATCAGCGCGAGCATACCGAAATGGCTCAGTTGCTGAACAAGCGAGTGCGAGTCACTGTGGAGGTGCTGGACGATGAATGAAGTTTCAAAGATGATTTGTGTGGGCATGATCCTGGCTTCAAAAAAGCGCAAGCCTGACAGCTTGTTTGTGGTCACGCATCTCTATCAGCGAGAGTACGCCAATGGTAATCTCGCTGATAGAGCAACAGGATTGATAATTAGCAAAAAGCGTGACCCTGAACCTTGGCTCGAAACTCGGGCTCACGGTGCTCCCCCTCCGGGGATTGATGGGAGTGAGCTCCGCGACCTAGATGTTAGAAGTCTCGAGCAGATGTTTCCCCATGTGTGGTTTGATCCAGTTGTGCCAGAGCATGAGGAAGACAAGTGAATTTTTCTGGTTGACAATCTTCTCTAGGCTGCTACAATGGCGGGGCAAGCAAGGAGCTAGAGCGATGGACGACCTCAGCAAACTGATTGGGCGCACTGTAGCCAAAGCCGAAATGTTTGGAGACGGTTATTTCCGGCTCACGTTTGAGGACGGAAGCGAGCTGGATGTGATGGCGCACGGCACTGAGCCGCAGTGGTTGAGTGTTGACTTCACCGATTGACAGAGCAGTAGCCTTCAGCTAGTATGCGCTACCAAAAGAGGAGTTGTGCTATGCAGTTTGTTGTTATTGATCTCAAGACTCGCTGCCTGGTGAAGCATCCGCGCACTCGGAAGGAAACCTACAGCACTGAGCGTGCTGCCAAAGCGGCGAAGACCCGCTTGACCAAAATTGATATGGACGCCTATCTCGCAGGCAAAAAGTATCCTCGCTCCGACTATGAGGTTATGGACGAGGCAACATACAAGGCACAGGTGCCCATGCGGGAGGTCACTAATCTTATGACGGGAGCCACCGTGCTCGAGCGTGCTGACACACCGTGGCACTGTTCAGTCGGTAGTGAGAGTTACTGGAGCAGCTGACGTGAGTAAACTGGTGACAGATGGTCATGTGGCTGTGCTCTACAGCCCAGGTTTTGGATCATGTTGGTATGACCCCAGCTTTCCCTCCTGCCTAACTGATCCCGCAGTAGTAGATTGGGTGATGGCGGGAAAACCCAAAAGCCAATTGAGAGAAATTATAACCTATCTCGCTCTAGCTTACGGTGAGGAATTCGGGATTGGCGGGTTGGATCAGCTCGCAGTCTCATGGATCCCTGAGGGCACACGGTTTGTGGTGCATGACTATGATGGCAGCGAATATATCTTGCGAGAAGATAAAATGCCGTGGAGTGTGGCATAATCCAGAAAAAACTGGTTGACTGAAACCAAAACTTTGCTAATATGTGAGCACGCAAGCAGCAGGGGCTGGTTGCACAACAGGAAAGAAGGTTACAATGGGTATCAGCACTGAACTGGCTCGGAAGATCCTCTCGGACGAGATCGACATCTATGATGCGGTGGCATATGGTGAAGGCTGCACCAACGAGGAGCATAACTACCTGCAGAACATGTATGACGAGATTGCTGCTGAGCACTTCCTGCATCGGGACGATGCCTCTGAAGAGATCATGGAACGCATCTACGATTGCATTTATGACGACTTTGGCGAGGAGGCTGTGGCGTAACAGCCACACCCACCACAGCAACAAGCAGAACTGAGGTACCAAAAATGAACACGCAAACTTCTGTTTCCGAATGCCTCCAGGAAGCTGACGAGGTGATCCAGAGCCTGAAGGAAGCAGGCTATGACTACAGCCACAAGCGTGCCGAGATTGCTCTGCTGTTTGATACTCAGCTCTACAACGGCAACTGGGACTGCACCACGGACTTTGACGATGGTACCCCGGACCTCCGATTGATCCAGGAGGACGAGTATGACCAGCACATGGATGATGAGGACAAGCCTGACTCAGTCACCTATGCTGCCGGGCACTATGTGATGCTGGCCTAGGAACACAAAAATGATAGCCACCATCACACTTTGGACCATGCTGCTGTGGGCCGAATCTCGAGCATCCAGCAGTTCCTTGGAATCTACCCAGATAAATGGGTTTGCGACCCAAGAGGCGTGTTTGACCGCCCTGGCACAAATCACCGGGATCAACAAGCGTCTCCAAAATGAGAGAGGGAGTGCAAGGTCAGGCGAGACTGGTGTGGACTTCAAGCTGACGATGTGCATTCCTGTCGAAACTCCCAAGAGTTGATGGAGACAGCAAATGTGGGACGAAGAGCTTAGGAAGTTTGTGGGTCGCACTGTGGAGAGCATCACTCGCTATGGTGATGAGTATCTCGAGATTCGCTTTGATGATGGCACCTGTCTCACTGTGGGCTCTCGGGGCAGTGAGGAAAGTTGGCTGGATGTAGATTCTTTGGGTTGACCCCTGCTCAAACCCTGCTATAGTGTGGTTGCAAGAGAGGAGACCGCAGACATGATGAGGGCTGTGAAAGCGTTGATGGGCTGGCGTAAGGTGGTTAATGACAGCCTTACAGATGTGTCGTTTGGGTCAAACGGTGGAGGCGAGTGGATGGCACAGGAACTGCTCTCCATGTCAGACGCTGACCGTATCGCCCTTGCTGCCGAACTGCTGGCAGGGACGGGATACGAGACCCGGCGTACGGAGCGTGCAGGCTCTGATGTGGCGGATTTTTTGCTGTGCGGCGCTTCAATGAAGAGGGAGTAGTAGAGATGAACCTCAGCAAGCTCAAAGTGATCCAGACCACATATGCGCTAGAGCGTGAGGACTACGTGTATCGCATTACAGTGGACGAGGATGGTTGGGTCATCATCAAGAGGACTGACTCCCAGCATCCCATGTGGACGCATGGGGCTCTCACCCAGGCTTATGACGCGGTCTGTGAAAAGTTTGTGGTGATGATCCGTGTGGAAAACATGCGTCTCCGTCCCGATGAGGCTGAAAAAGTGCTTGCAGGGCTTTGAAGCTGGTGCTATATTGAGTTTGCACAACAGGGACACGGTGATATGGCCTACATGAACCAAACTCGCAAGAATGAGATCACTCCTGCTGTGAAGCGTGTGCTGAGCAAGTATAAGATCAAGGGCACGCTGAGTGTGCGCAATCACAGCACCTTGGTGCTGAGCATCAAATCCGGCAGCATTGATTTCTGCCAGAATTGGTATGACAAGTGGACTGCCGAACATGCGCGCCGCCCCACTGCACATCAGCCCACAGAGGTTCCGGACCACATTGATGTGAATGTGCATCACATTGGGAGCCACTTTTCCGGACGTGCAGAAAAGTGCCTCCAGGAGTTGCTGAACGCTATGAACGAAGGCAACTGGAACCGGAGCGATGTCCAGACCGATTATTTTGACCGTGGATGGCACGTTTCAATGGGCATTGGTCGTTGGAACAAGCCCTACGTTTTTGAGAAGGTTAGCAAAGGTGTTTGAAAAGCGTCTATGGCTGGTCAAACTCAGCTTTAGAGATGATCGTCAGAGAGAGTTGGGCACTAGTGAGTTCTCAGTGATGGCTCGAACTCATTGGGGTGCTCAGAGAGAAGTACGTCGTCAGGTAGAGATCATGCGACACAGCTATGGCCAGATGTATCCAGGCCAATCAGTGTCGATCTACAGCACTGTGAGCCTAGGAGTTGGTGAGTTCATCTGCGTAGCCTAGTTTGGAAAACATGCGCCTTAACCCTGCATTGCGATAGCGAGGAAACATACATGACTCGAAACGAGTTTGACGGTTACATTCGGCTGGTGTTCAGCAGCGCAAGCAATTGGCGCGGCGAAGACCACATTTGGTGGCCACATGGAACCGATCTCTACTACGAGGTCACATGGATCACAGGTGGGATGACAGGGGGCAACTGTTGGGGGGACAGTGCTGAGCACAGTGTGAGCAGTGAGCCTGAGCCCTCTCTTGAACTGCTGGATCAATTCTTGGATGAGGTGTGCCCAGATCTCACTGCTCGGCAGTATCGCCGGCTACTTGCAGAGGTTCCTTATCGAGACAGCTACACTGACTACGAGTATTATGGCAACCACACCACACGTGGCAAGAAGGTTGTATCCTTCAAGGACCTCTACAAGTGGTTGTGCCAGGAAGTTTGGAAGTGCTGATTACCTGTATCGCTGGCCTGCCCGGCAGTGGCAAAACCCATCTCATGGACAAGATTAGCGACCAATACCCACCGCTCAGAGCATGGGCGGTAGATGACATAACCGAGCTGGGGCAGTTGCCAGGAGTGCATGCTGTATTCCATCTTGACCATCTCATTATCGCCGATCCTCACTTCTGTAGAGAGAGCACCAGGGTACGTGCAGAGACTTTGCTGACGGGTTGGTATAACCGGCCCATAGAATGGATCTTTTTTGAGAACAATCCCCAACGATGCCGCGAGAACGTGCACTGTAGGAACGATCAACGGAGGGTGTTGGGGATGATCCACATCCTAAGTCAACTCTATACCATTCCAGCAGGGGCTGATGTGCGGCCAGTATATTGTCGCATAGACTCATAATTTTTAGGTCTTGATCAAGACTCCTGCTATACTCAAGGCAGGAGAAACATGAATGAAGAAAATACTTGTAACTGGTGGGGCTGGGTTTTTGGGCAGCCACTTGTGTGAAAGACTTGTGGCCCGAGGACACCATGTGCTGTGTGTGGACAACTATTTTACTGGATCAAAATCCAACATACAGCATTTGTTAAGCAGTTCCAATTTTGAGGTCATACGTCATGACGTCTGTGTGCCCTTATATGTGGAGGTAGATGAAATCTATAATCTTGCCTGTCCTGCAAGTCCCAAAAGTTATCAAAAAGATCCTATTCAAACCATGAAAACCAGTTTTATGGGATCTTATAATCTATTAGGCTTGGCCAAACGCACAAAAGCAAAGATCTTTCAAGCCAGCACTAGCGAAATTTATGGCGATCCTTTTGTTCATCCGCAACCAGAATCCTACTGGGGCAATGTAAATCCTCTGGGCCCGCGTGCCTGTTACGATGAAGGCAAACGTGCTGCTGAAACACTTTTTATGGACTATAACCGGCAACACAATGTTGACGTTCGGGTGGCTAGGATCTTCAACACCTACGGACCGCGCATGAGTGTTGATGATGGGAGAGTAGTTAGTAATTTTATTGTGCAGGCGTTACAAGGGCTGCCTTTGAGTGTGTATGGTGAAGGCACCCAAACACGTAGCTTCTGTTATGTTGATGACCTAATTGATGGCATTTTGACATTGATGGAGTCCACATCTTCTGGCTCACAACCTGTGAATTTAGGCAATCCTCATGAGGTAACAGTCAGGAGCCTTGCAGAGCAAATCCAACGCCTCACAGGGTCCACTAGCCGGATTTTAAATTTACCGTTGCCTGTAGATGATCCACAACAGCGTCAAGCTGATATTACTAGAGCAACAAGCATACTGGGTTGGGAGCCAAAAATCCCTCTTGAGCAAGGACTACAAAAAACTATAGCCTATTTCCAACAGGTGCTGACCAATGCCTAAGGTAACAACCGCAGTTTTTATCAGTGGACGAGGCAGCAATCTCTTGAGCCTTCTCAAGGCACAAAATGATTCCCATTGCCCCTTTCAAATTCAATTGGTGGTTAGTAACAATGAGGATGCGGGCGGATTGAAACTAGCACAAGATCATGGCGTGCAATGGGCAATCTTTCCCAACAGTGCGTACAAAAAAGATAGGGAAGGTCAAGAGGGGGCTATTCACCAACTTTTGGTGGAACAAAAGATTGAGCTAGTTGCGCTGGCTGGCTACATGCGGGTTTTGACTCCGTGGTTTGTTGCACAATGGAGTCAACGAATTATCAATATTCATCCCAGCTTGTTGCCCAAATATCCTGGATTACACACTCACCAAAGGGCTTTGGCAGCAGGGGATCAAGAACACGGTTGCACGGTACACTATGTTACAAAAGTGTTGGATGCTGGTCCTATTATCCTACAAGCCAAGGTTCCTGTAGAGCCTGGAGATACAGAATCTGATTTGAGTCTTAGGGTATTGGTGCAAGAACACCTAATCTATCCCCAGGCATTGTCCTTGGTTTCCCAGCAACTCTGCGACAAAAAAATAGTGGGAGAAAAAGGCATTTCGCTGGAAAAACCGGTAGACAGCTGAGATGGTGATGCTATTATGCGGTTGTAGGCAACGAAACAGAGGATGCTACACGATGAACACCAAGCAGTTCAACATCATTGGTATTAGCCGCTTCCAGGGCGTGCTGACCTTCCGCGTTAGCAACGGCAGCATCAAGCACCGTGAGACTGTGCTGGCACGCGAAGGGCACACTGAGGTGCAGTTCAAGACCCTCCCGCAGCCCATGACCAAGGCTGATGCTGTGGCTTGGATGCGCAGCCAGGGCGTGGACGCTGTGGTGCCGGCCAAGAATCTCAAGAAGAAGATTGAGGCCATCTTGGCTGCTGAGCGGGAAGCTGCTGCTCAGAAGGCTGCCAAGGATTGGGCCGAGATGCAGACCAACAGCATGAGCAAGCTGGCTGCCAAGCGGGCCCGGGACGCTGCTCGCAAGCGGGAGAAGCGTGCTGCTGAGCGTGCGGCTCAAGAGGCTGCTAAGCAGCAGGGCATCAACCAGCTGATGGGGGCGGTTGACCAGGAGTTTGGGGTGGATGTGGAGCGTGAGCTGGCGGGGGAGTAAGCAGAGGAATATGGAACTGGTGGGGTGACGAACCCGTAAACCCAGTTTGACACCAAGAAAGCGGCTGGTGGGGTGATGAACCCGTAAACCCAGCCGCTTTCTTGTGAGTAAATAGGGGAACAAACAAAGGATGGGTCAGTGAGAGCAAGTGATTTTTTGTCGCCAAAAATTCAGTTAACTGAAAGCATAACTGGTAGCGAAATGCTGACTCTCTACAAAAGCATGCATCACGAAGAGCCCACTAATCCTGCTATGGTCAACTGGATCAAAAGTCAAGACTGGGGCATAAAAATGATCAACCCGCAAGACTTTCCAGATCACTATGGTGATGTGCTGCCAGATGATCCTTTTAATCGGGTAATTGATATTGACGATGAGATTGTGAAAAAGCTAACCATCAAACTAGAGCGTGGAGAGCAAGTGGACCCTGTGATTATGGGACCAAATGGCAGTGTTGTTGACGGCAACCACCGAGCGCAAGCTGCCAAGGAGGCTAGTGTAAGCATCTTGGCATATGTTCCCATGGGGCAAACTGTTTGACGCAAGCTTGATAAGATCGCATACTTGACCCATGAGCACATATCAAGAAGCTGGCGTTAACATAACTGCTGGAGAAGAGTTTGTTGACCAAATAAGGCCCTTGGCCCAATCCACACACCGAAAGGGCGTGTTGGGCACAATAGGCGGCTTTGGCGCAGTGTTTGACATCGGCAGCTTGGGCATGCGTGACCCCCTGCTGGTTAGCACAACTGATGGCGTGGGAACAAAGCTGTCACTTGTCAAAGAGGCAGGCACACGCCTTCAAGGCTTGGGGCAAGACCTAGTTGCTATGTGTGTGAATGATCTTGTGACAACAGGTGCAACGCCACTTTATTTCTTGGACTATCTGGCTGTGAACAAGCTGGATCCCTCTACGCATGTTGATATCATAGAGGGCATTGCAGAAGCTTGCAGAACATCTGGTTGTGCACTAGTGGGCGGTGAAACAGCAGAAATGCCAGGAGTCTACAGCCCAGGCGATTTTGATTTGGCTGGATTCGCTGTGGGTGCTGTAGAGCGCAACAGGCTGCTTCCTAAAAATGTTTCTGTAGGTGATGCAGTAATTGCTCTGCCCAGCAGCGGAGTGCACAGCAATGGGTTCAGCCTCGTGAGGAAAATCCTTCACGACAGTGGCACAAGTCTTGATGCGCTTGTGCCTTGGGACCTTACAAAAACTTTTGGTCAAGTGTTATCTACTCCCACTGCCCTTTATGTCAGCACAATTTTGGAACTGCACACAAAAGGCCTACTTACGGCTGCTGCACACATCACTGGTGGAGGCCTGTATAGCAATCTCAAGCGTGTGTTGCCAAGTGATCTTGATTTTGAAAAAACCAGAGGTTGTCCGGTGCCTGAAGTATTTCGTTGGCTACAAACCGCAGGGCATGTCTCAGACACTGAAATGCACTCTGTGTTCAATATGGGCGTGGGCATGTGTTTGATCTCCAACCAACCCAGCAAAGTAGTTGAGCTGTTGTGGGCGCAAGATCAAGCCTGTTACCTTATTGGGCATGTAATCAATAAGCGATGAAGTATCGTGTGGAGATTTGGGAGGCAGTGCGTGGTTTAGAGCCCACTCTTATTCACGTATTGCTGTTCAACACCTTAGATGACGCCCTTACAAGAGCTAGATCCACTACCTTAGCCAACACCTTGCCTTTGGCTCCTGATTGGTACTCATTCAGTAAGGGACCATATGTTCAAACCGAAAGCATTACAATATGACCCTTCCTCACTTGCTGAGCATTGATCAGTTTGACCTCACAAGTATACACACATTATTCACAACTGTGAAAGGCATTGAACTGGGCCTCACCCAACCAGTAGCTCAAGGGAAGGTATGTACTAACCTCTTCTACGAGCCCAGCACACGCACCAGCAGTAGTTTTTATTCAGCCATGGTGCGGCTAGGTGGCGCTGTCATCCCCATCAATGATGTCAGCTTCAGCTCTGTCAGCAAGGGTGAGAACCTAGAAGACACTATTCGCACTTTGGCCAGCTATTCAGACTGCATTGTGTTGCGCCATCCCGAAAAAGGGGCAGCTCAATGGGCTGCGGCTGTAAGTCCTGTTCCTATCATCAATGCAGGCGATGGAGTTGGTGAGCATCCCACACAAGCTCTCCTAGACCTCTATACCATCCAGCGGCATGTGGGCTTGACTCGTCCCATTGACGTGTGCCTAATGGGTGACTTGCGTCATGGTCGAACTGTGCACAGCCTCACCAGGTTACTGCGTCTATATGATGTGAGACTGCACATGGTGAGTCCACCAGGTCTGGAGATGCCGCAAGAACTCACAGAGGAAACAGACAAGCTTTACACCAGCATTGACGAATGTGTGGACAAGGTGGATGTGATCTATGTTACCCGTGTGCAGAAGGAGCGGATTGCGCCGAATCTACAAAGCACGATGGGCAAGTATCAGCTCACTCCTCAGCACATGAGCCAGGCCAAGAGCAGCAGCATCATCATGCACCCTTTGCCGCGTGTTGACGAGCTGCCCAGCAGCTTGGACAGTGATCCCCGGGCCGTGTACTTCAAGCAGATGCGCTATGGTCTCTATGTGCGTCAAGCTATCTTTCTCCACATGTTCAGTGACAGCGTGCCTTGGAAGTTTTAGGTTGACATCTAAACACTTCTCTGTATAGTGCGCTTGAATCCGCAAAGAGGCAACTATGTTTGGCTTCATGAAAAGTTGGTTTACTCAGCCGTCTCTGTCCGTCAGATCCGCCCAGGATCTCAGCTACTTAGAGCTAATTGAAGAACTGCGAACCAGGGATGATATTGAAATCTTTGCCCGCTTGCGGTTTCGAGATCAGTGGGTGAAGAATTTTCACGAGAAAAATCCTGGTGCAAAAGTTCCAAGTGGTTTCCTCATGAGGTTTGGTGCACTGGACAGAGTGGCCTCAGAACGCATGCTGAAACTGATGAACGAACTCAGAGTCATGCGTGAGCTACCAGAAATCAGCCATGAAAAGCTGGAGAAGCACCTTGCGGGCTCCTATCCAAAGAGCATGCGATGAACCAATTGATCGAGTTGAGTTTTTTCCTGCCCGAAATGGTTCTTTTTGGGGCAGGGCTATACACTTGGTATCATCTTTTCACCTCCATTGGAAAGTGGAGCTGGAAGCGAGTGGCTCTATACCTCTACGGTGCAGCTTGTGTCTACAGCCTTTGGATCATGGGTTACCAATAGCTGGTTGACATGCCATCAAAAGCTGCTATATTGGCGGGGTAGAGCACGGAGACAGTAGATGAGCAACTGGAAGGTAGAACCTGCTGCACCGCACACGGTGGAAGGCATGATCTGCTCTCTTGCAGGCGTGTGCGACGGTGCAAGGCAGCATGACCAACAAGGGTTTTCTGGTGCAGACACTGAGTTTGGCCACAGCTTGGCCAATCGTGCTCAGCAAGGTAGGCCCTTCACGCTGAAGCAAGCGCAGGCTGCATTGAAGCTCGTGAACAAATACCGCCGACAAATTGGTGGGACGGACTTTGTGAAAGCGTTCCTGGAACAGCCAGTGTTCAAGCTTGCACCGCTGGATCCCAACGCAGCAGTTGGCAACCTCGAAGGCAGGCATCACAATCCGCGGCGTATCATCAGCGAACAGAAGACTGCGGTGTTCCACTTCCCTTACAATCCGGACTTGGTGGCTGCGCTGAAGATGGTCCGAGGCGAGCACAAGGGCGAAAAGTATCGGGCACAGTGGGAGCCCTCCCGCAAGGTTTGGTTGTGCCCTGTGAACGAAAGCAGCATCTGGAGCATCATGGATGTTGCAGATAAGTTTGAGTTTGAGGTGGAAGATCGTTTCACCACTTACTTGGAGCGTGTGCGAGAAAAGACGGAAGAAAGTCGAGTTCATCTCATGCTGACAGGCGGCCAGCATGTGACATTGGCAGGCGACACACTGATTGTGTCGGTTGACGACGCTGCCATTCTCAAGGAGATCGAAGATGAGCTCAACACTGACGCCTGATTGGATTGACAGAGACCTACTGGCAGAGGCATTTCGAGAGATGCCTACCCCACATGGTGCCACCTTCGACGATGGCCGCCGCTGGTGTGGACGGTGTGAGAAGCCTGTGCTCACATGTGAGGCAGTGGTTGGGGATGGTTGGGCTGACAAGATCTGTCAGCGTTGCACCAGCATCTGGCCCGAGTTCAGCGACCTCTACCAGCTGCAACTGCTGATGGCGGATGAGGATGAAGATTATTTTCCGGATACTATGCATTGACGCTGACAGCTCTAGACCAAATTCAATTCCCTCTCAATCTGCTCAAAACCCGTGACGCTGATCAGTGGCCCTATATGATTGAGGTTTTAGACGTGCCCAATATTACTTTGAAAAGAAACCAAACACTGGGGCTACAGCTTTTTGGCACTCCTGATGCAGAGAGTTGCAGCAGCCGATGGTCATGGCATGCCATCAGCATCCATAATTTCTCATGTGTGAGGTTTTGGTTCCGGTCCAAGGATGACTTGACACAATTTGCGTTGATGATGGAAAGGTAGAATATGGGTATCGAAGATCTCAAGGGCATCACTCTGCTCAACATTGAGCTTGAACGCGAGCCAGACCAGCTCATGTTTTACAGCGAGTGCGGGCGTAGGTGGCGAATGTGGCACTGTCAAGACTGCTGTGAGAATGTTGTCCTCCAAGACATCATTGGCGAGCTAAGTGACCTCGTTGGTGCGCCTATTCTTGTGGCTGAGGAGCGTGTGAATGGAAGCGAGACTGAATGGGGGCACGAGACCTGGACATTTTCCGAACTAGCTACCATCAAGGGCAGCGTGACACTGAGATGGCTGGGTGAGAGCAACGGCTACTACAGCGAAGCAGTGGATTTTGAACAGTTGATGAGTGTAGAGGAGAGTCTCCGAGCATGAGCAGCTACCTAGTGATCCGTCAAGACGACAACGGTGTGTGCACAATTTTGGCCGACAAGCTCAGTGAGCACGAAAGCCGGCGCTTGGTTGAGATGATGACCAAGCGTGGACACAAGGCCACTTACTTTGCCCAACTATATCTCAACCCTCATCAGCGCCAGCAGATTCTCATCACTCATCATGTGAATCTCTAGATTTAGGATTGACCATCCCTTCAAACCTGCTACAATGCAGGGGTAGGAAGGAGAGCTTACATGTTGACTGTTCCAGCCTCGATTGAGAATGCTCGCAAGGTGCTGCGACTCAGCACCAAGCACAACCTCAAGGTTGATCCCCGAGTTGAAGCTTTCTTGAACAGCATCCCTCGGGTCACCCAGCTGGAAGGTTTCAACTTCAAGCTGAAGCCTTACCAGGCAGAGGCTGTTGCGTGGTTGGAGAGCCAGCTGGGAGTTGGACTGTTGGCTGAAGAACAGGGACTGGGAAAGACCGTTGAGGTTATGGCCTACGCCCACAAGAATCAGCTGTTTCCTATGATGGTAGTGCTGCCCAATACTCTTAAGTTGAATTGGCGGAATGAAATCATCGCGATGACTGGCACTCGGTACCAAATCAATGTGGTGGGCACTTCCTACAGCAAGCGTGCCACTGCTGAGCGAGCTGCTCGGCATCCCAATGTCATCTACAGCAAGCGGCCCACAGCCGGTTGCGACATCTACCTTGTGAACTACGACATCCTCAGTAGCAACCTCGACGACATCGAGGCATTGAATCTCAAGTTCATGGCGGTGGATGAGAGCCACAAGATCAAGAATCCCAGTGCCAAGCGCACACAGGCTTACATGCGGCTAGCTACTGGTGAGGTGGAGGAAAAGCTCAAGGGCGGTGTGCGCAAGACTCACAAGGTCAGCAAGCCTGTGCCGCGTGTGGTTCTGATTTCAGGCACTCCAATGGTAAACAGGCCGGCAGAGCTGTGGAGCACTGTCAGGAGCTTGGCCAGCTATGTGCCGCAGTTCAGCACTTGGAACAAGTTCGCATGGCGCTTCTGCAACCCGGTGAATAACGGGCATGGTTGGAACTTCGGTGGCAGCTCGAACATGGATGAACTGCACCAGCTGCTGACAAGCCACCTCATGCTGCGTCGCTTGAAGCGGGACGTGCTGAAGGAGCTGCCGCCCAAGGTGTATCAGGTTATCCCACTGGAGTTTGACCGTGCGGAGTATGACAGCGTAGAGCGAGCCTTCAAGGGAATTGATTGGAAAGCTGGCCTTGAGACTATGATCCGCTTGGGCAGCAATGCTCCCAAGAGCGATGAGCGCATTGTTGCGATGCAGAAGCTGCGTGAGGTGGCTGCGCTCAGCAAGCTCGCCAGCACTGTAGAGTGGATTCGAGATTATACTGAAAACGGCGAGAAGCTGGTGGTGTTTGCCCACAACCGGGCGGTGATTGACCATATCCAAGGTGCGCTAGCTGCGGACCAGGAGTGGGGCGGAAAGGTTGGAGTTATCTACGGTGGGGTCAGCAACGAAGAGCGTGCACAGGCTGTTGAGGCTTTTCAGAATGATCCCAAGACCCGAGTGATTTTGGTTAGCATCTCTGCTGGTGGTTTTGGCCTTACCCTTACGGCTGCAAATGCGGTGGCGTTTGTGCAGACGCCGTGGAGCCCTGGAGAAATTCAGCAGTGTGCAGACCGTGTGCACCGCATTGGTCAAACTAGCGACCAGGTTACGATTTTCAACTTGGTGGCTGAAAATACTATCGAAGAGATGATGGCAGACATGCTGTTCAGCAAGGGGCAGGTGCTGGATGCGGGATTGGATGGTGGGGCTGTGGTGAACACAGTGGACTTGCGTGCAGCGGGTTAACCGGGATCTGGAAGCGGACTACAGCCAGTGGCACGAGGTGCCTATTGAGGCAGACAACCCAGTGCCTTTGCCCCATCTTTTGGACGTGTTGGGCGAGCTGCGATGGAGTTGGCTGAAGAAGACACCTGGAGGCAGCTACTGGCTCCAGTGGCACAGTGGGGTCAACCCCAAACGATATCAACTGGTGTTTGAGCGTGAAGAAGATGCTCTGCTGTTCAGGTTGACGTGGACCTAGCGCATGTATGAGACCACAGTCTTGCCTCAATGGCCACATATGGTAGTGCTGGAAGGCATGTCTCTTGCTGAGCACGAAAACATGCTGCTGTGGTTGATAGATACCTTGGGCCAACCGGACTTTTTCAAAGCAAGTAGCCGATGGAGCTATCGTTCTCTGTCATCTCACCAACATTATGAAAAAATTTGGGTGAGCTTTCGGAGCCAAGAGGATGCCAGCTTGTTTGCCCTCTTGTGGGGAAGGTAGCATATTGACAACCTTTGGGGTTTCTGATACGCTTTAAGTATGACACTTGATTATTCCATTTGGCTTATTTCACAAAATTTTGACGATTTACAATTTGCCAACAGCAAATTACAAAACAATACAGTGAATTGGTTCAATGGCAGCAATTATCCCAGTTTTTCCCTGCTGGTGAACGATTGTGTTCACCAGAGTCCTACAGAAACAACTATCATACTTTGTAATCGCGTTGCCCCCTCTGACGAAAATATTCAATTGATTTTACAAAAGCTGGATGAAGGGTTTGCCTTTGTGGCGTTGTATGATTTCCGTTTTTTTGGTATCAAAAAGGAATTGTTTAGGCAAATAGGTGGCTTGGACGAGAAGTTTCCTGGAGGCTTTGAAGACGATGATTTCATATTGCGATTGATTGGCAACAATCTAGCCTGCTATATTACACAAGAGGCTGAGTATTTCTGGGCCCCCAGCACTTGGGCCCCTTCAGGACAATATCTTGGCATAAGCTATTTTCAAGAAAAATGGATCAGTTGGCCGGATGCAGTCAACACAACTGAGATGTATAAAAGATTGCCCGACAGTTTTAAACAACGAGATTGGGGACCCAGGACGCCAGGTGAGTTCTTGTCATGCAAGGAACACAGCTATGTTCAGTCTTGGTTATGCAAGTATTTTTACTTGAACTCAATCAGGAAAATTTGTGATTTTTAAGATATGTTATGCCTCTACATACAGGCCGGTGGCATACCAACCAGTGACATGTGAACTACTACGCCCTAAAGGCACCTAGCTTTCCGCGGCAGATTGTAACTAGCCATGTATTGAAATTCATACCTCCTTTTAATTTTTTCCAAGAGTGATTGTCAATTTAAATAAGTGTTATGAATCAACCAATAGATCCTTGCCAGGGCGTGAGCCTCACAGTTACATTTCCAAAGTTTGAATGCACTGATGGTGTATTACCCAATTTCAACAATCTTGATGAGTTTGGCCGAGGGCTAGGCAGCATACCAGGGCAATTGGGTCAGATAGCTCAATGCACTGTTACTGCCACAGCCAAACAAATTTCGGATGCAATAGACAGTTTACTGAAATTATTTGACAAAACCTTTGGGACCACACTAGGCAGCGTGGACAATCCTGTGTACGGCCCTAACCTCAAAGTCCCAGAACAAGAAATGGGTGTACGACTGCGAGCACTGTTTAATGAGTTCAAACTCTATTTGGAACTCAAGTTATTGGACATTTTGGGCAGGATTATTCCCAACTTGAGCTTTTTGAATATACCGTTGCCGTTCCTGCCCAACTGTACAGTGCGTGATCTTCTTAGTGCAGAGGGTAGAGCTAAAATAAGAGCTGCAATTGGCGCTCGCCAAGATCAAATAGCAAAAGCCTTGGGCCTACCTTGGAATATCACATTTGATGGAACATTGGGTTTGAAGAACGATGAAATGCGCCAACAAAGCCTAATCAGTAGAGTATGGAGTGAGTTCCACAAAGGTTTATTGAGCCTAATCAACAGAGGTTTCCGAGCACTAAGAGCTTTGACTGAACCGATCAAAAAAATTTGGCAAGCCCTGCGCTTACCAGACCTTCCCAATTTGGTGGCCCTAAATTTTGAAGAGCTTTTCAATAGTGTGTGGCAACCCATCAAAGACTTGGCCATCAGTGCTAATGAAAAAATGCAGCGCATGATTGATTACTTTCTTGAGTTTGATATAAAAAACTTTTTGGACAAGGCATTTAGTCCCTTGTTGAAATTCATAGCTTGGCCTTTTCCCACAAAAGTCAAACAGCTTCTCAAAATATCTGACCCACCCAAAGATCTCAATCTTGAGAGCAAGGAAACCCGCTTCAACAGCATAATGCAGGCTGTGAAAGACTTGTTTGAACAAATTCCTACTCTGATATTGGAACTGTGGATGAAGCTTGTCGTGGGGTTCTTCAAAGCTATCTTGAAGTTTGTTCCCATACTCAAAGAAATCTTCAAGTACATTCCCTTCACCTTCTGCACATTTATTGGGCTGGTGTTAAGTCCCATTTTGGGACTGGGAAGTGCAGTGGCTGGCCTTATTCCTCCTGGAATCTCAGTGCAACAAACTTAGCCGCACTGAGTTCCATTCAGTTGATCAAAAATGGTCTTTGCTGTATTGAATCTGTTTTGAGCTTCTGGGGTAATTGTTCCCTGCCGTCCCAACAGCCCTGATGAACTGATCTCGTAGTATTCATTTACTGCTCTAGCTGCTGACTCAGGACTGTTGGTTGCCAACATCTTGGAGTAGGCACTGCGATGTGTGTTCTTGAATTCCCAATCCACAAAGTCTAGGCTTTTATACAAGGCAGTGTCGTTTGATAGTTGACTCAATTGTGGCCAACTTACACCAATAGCCCGTGGCATATTTTTGAAACGATCGGAATTCCATTGAGCCAAGCCTTTGAAGGTGGGGTTGCTGTCCACTCGGGGATTCAAGGCACTTTCAATAGTGAAATTGCCCAGCAAGCCAGCAATGTGTTCGGGTTGATAACCTTTGCCCTTCAAGTAACACCAAGCTTTTTTGGCTTGATTGGAATCAAATCCTTTGCCAGCCCCACTTGCTGCTGCACTGAAGTCTGCATCAGGTCTAGCTTGGCCACTGAACAAAAATGCGTTGTTGAGACGGCGAGTTTTGAGTTCAAACTTTTCTTCGTTGTTACAAGCCAAAATCCATCGACTCATTTCATTTGGAACTTTGTTGTAGTCTCCGCTGCTGATCATGCCAGTGATGCCGCTCTTGTCAAAGTTGTCAGAGCCAATGTTGTAGATGAAGTCTGCTAAACTATTGAACTGATCTTGTGTTAATAGGTTGCTACCAATGCTGCTGTGAATCTTGCCTTCAATTTTTTTGATGTCTGTTTTCAACAACACCTTCATATTGGTTTCGCTTATACCCTCTCCAACATTCAATTGCGTGCTGATCTGAGTGCCAGAATCGTCTGTTGCATTCAAGGTAACTGTGTTGTTTTGAAGTTCTTCACTTGATAACAAATGACCATAACCCAACAGCTTTTGCCCGCTTTTGCATGCATCGTCAAAGGGCTTGCCAATCAAATTGCCACCCAAACCTTCATGATCAATTATGATTTGAATACCACGGTTGTTAACTGTCCACTCTGTGGAGGGGAGCAATACTCTGGGACCCAACGGTTTGAATTCATATTGTGGAGTCCCACCTTCGTCCCAACTTTGCCCAATGTGCAAGCCAGTTTGACCATTCACTATTCCATATACTTGGAGTGGTTTGTCTTGTGCTGGACTCACTTGCCCCACTTTGTAAGTGCTTTCAGGTGGAGTGATTTTCCTCTGCACTAGGCCTGTGTTGGAATAACCTGGGCCTGAAACACTTCTTTGTCTCCAAGGATCAGCTCCTGGCAGTCTGCTGACAATGGTTTGAACAATCTGAATGCTTCTTGCAGGACTCACTACATTCTGCAACTGCACTCTTTCTTCCGTTCGAATGTCAGGCGATAATGCAACTACTCCTGGTACAGCAGTTATGGGATTATCTGGATTGGTGGGCTTGGCTGCATCTGGTAAATTAGCAACATTCAAGACTGTTTTTGGACCAGTGTTCACACTTCCTGCACCAGAACGCAAGTTTACAGATCCATTGCCTTGAACTTTGACATCAGCACCACCTACTAAATTCAAGGTACCTGTGCTTTGAACTTTTACATCAGCACTGGCAACTAAATTTAAGTTACCATTTGTGCTTCTTAACCTTACGTCACCTGTGCTGCTGGCATCAACATTGCCTCCTGCAAACAAGCGAATATTACCAGTCAAGTTTTTGATGTCAATGTTGCTTTCTTGAGTGGTGAGAAATATGCCATAATTGCTTCTGTATTGTAGGCTGCCTACAGCAGTGTTGTAGATATTTGAATTACTGACAAGATGCATATTTCCTTGACTGAACAACAAAACATCTCCACCACTGCTGATGTTGAAGGGCTTTTTGCTGAACATGCGTGTTTCATCTAGGCTTCTCATTTTGATGCTGCCACCAGCTTCAATATTCACATCTCTGTCAGCATGTAAATTGATGTCTTGTCCGGCACTGACACTTACACTCTTTTGTCCAAAAATGTCAATGTTGCCTTCTTTGTCCATCTCTATCCTGGCTCTGTTTGGACCAGTGTTGATTATGATTCTATCTTTTGTATCATGAATAACAATTTGAGCTAGGCCACGAGTTTGCAGGCGGATGAAAGCGTCTTCTGGGGTGTCGTCCATAACGAAGGTGTGCCCATATGGGGTTCGGATACCCATAGTGCGAATACCCTGTTGCATACCTCTCGGTGCTGGTCCACCTTGTTCAATAGGGAGGTTAACTCCTCCAGATTCTCGAGCTGCATCGTAACCTGATAAAAACGTTGGTGATTCACCAGTGAATATATTTGGGTTCTGCTCTTGTGGATTGCTGGCAGGAGTGCTGGCAGGAGTGCTGGGAGTCATATGATTGCGGTCAACTTGGAACAAACATCCAAACCAAACCCCTCGGCTAGGATCGCCATTTATGAAACAAACCAGCACTTGGTTATTGAGGTCAGGTGGTATGAATGTCATACCATAGTCTGTTTGTGAGCTTGTGGGATTTAGGTTTACATCAGCTACGTTTGATGCCCCAGCAAATGGACTGGCGTAATCACAAATGATCCACGTTGCTTCATTATTGATTGCTCCACCAAGTTCAGGGATCCAAACTCGGATACGTCCCATGTTGCGAGCATCATTTACGTCTCGTATTAGGCCAAGATAAATTTTGTCCCAGGTGGCACGTAGCCCCCCAGGCTCTAGCTCATAAGCTCCAGGTAAATTTACTGTTTGTTTTAATGTTGCCATTTATAGCTTCTCAAATTATTGATTTATACCTGTTCTCAAAACTGCCGGTACAGTACCAAACTCTGTTCGCGAGTCGCCCAAATTACTCAAAAGGTCACGGGTTGCTTCACATCGTTGGGTAAATTTCCCGTCTCTGAATATGTGTGTTACTTGCACCATCATATAGAGAGCATTGAAAAAATCAACATCATCACGCAAGTCCATAAACCCTGTGTTTTCGTCAGGAATAGTTCCTGCCCGGAAAGCCAACATAAAAAATGCATCGTAAGGTTGGTAAACGGCGTATTCATCTATATAGACTGGAACTCCTGACTGTTGACCAAAATATGTCTGTTGTATATAACTTCTCAACTGTCTATCTCTTTCTATATTTGAAGCCCCTAACCAGTAAGGATCACCACGTATCTCCATTGTGATATTCACCATATCTTGCATGCGAGCATAAATTTGTTGTGTTACACTGGCATAAACTTTACGAACATCCGTATCAGTAGCAGTCTGAGGCCTTAGTTGATTTATAATATCTCTAGTATCTTGGATGTAGGTAAGCTGAGCAGGCAATGTCCTATTATTACTACTAAATTCGTCCTCACTAAATTCAACACGTCTTCGCCTTGTTCGTGCAGCATCCCGCTCTCTTTGGAGCTGCTCCCGTAAGCCGGTTACTGGAGATTGAGTTTGACCAAAACTGCCATATGCGTCTTCTAATGTCTGAGCCACATTTGGGTCAAATACTACTAACGACCCTTGAGCTAAGGCACGGCGCGCTGCCTCATCTTCTTGTTCTATTTCTCGTAAACGACGCTCACCAGCAGCAATTTGAGTGTCTAATACAACAGCATCAGACGCCTGTGCGCCAGCCCTAAGCCTCCGCAATCTAAGTAACTCTTGTTGAGTTTGATCGTATTCTTGAAGCGCAGTCTGTCTACGAGCTAAGGCGCTTTGTAAGTCGCCTAGAGAAGTACGCAGTGCACTAAATGCACTTGGCAAAACTGTTTCATTTGTCATAGGCAAAGGTATCCAATGCAGTGCATTGAATTGAACATCAAGATTTATAATCTCTGTGTTGTTTCCTGTGTAAAAATACAAATAAGCCTTTTTCAGTAGCTTAACAGTCCCAGTATTAATACTTGCTAATCTAGCATCGTGAAATTCGTTTACAAGTTGGAAAGCTCGGCCAAATTCTTGGCTAGCTATAGCTCTGCGGGTCTGTTTAACTCCAATATAAAATTGGAATTGCCTTATATAATCATTTCTTATGTAGTCCCACCCAATGTTTTTTACTACACACTCAATCCAAGGAACTTTTATGATACCTGACCTATCATCTGGTATAAAAAATGTAATGTCTTGAATTGATGCACAGACGTCATCTACTAACGCACCAATGCTTATGCCTTTACCAGCAATAAATTGAACTTTGTCTCCTACTTGCCTAAAACTAGCACGCCGGTTGTTGATTTGTGGGCTAAACTGGATTTTTTGATTTCTCAATGCCTCCTCAATGAAAAATTGATAAATTACAACCTGTGTTTGTTGATCTTGTGGCCGTTGACTACTTCTTAAATCAATATAAAACTGATTTAGTTCATCTTCCAATTTTCCAAAAAATTCACCAACTGTTTTATCAAAGTCTATAATATTTTGCCCAGGCAGTACCCCTCCTGGATCAGAAATGCCTATCCTTCCACTTCCTAGTTCAATAGTATAAGTTTGTGGTAAAAGATAGAATGAGTTTTTGAATGCCATATTATTATTAACAGCGGCTTTCATTCTATAAATGGTTCCTGCAGCCGTAAGTGTATTCGACAAATCAACTATATTAAGTTTGTAGACTTTAAAAAACTTTCTTTGGGCATTGGCAACTATATTTCCGTCAGCATCGTAATAGTTGAACCATAACATCAAAAATATAGGAGCTAATCGCCAATTAAGGTTACCTAGTTGCTTGCTGCTTTCAAAAATTTTGTCAGGTAAGCTCATATTATACGGTTCTGCAATCACCATGTCTACTTCTACTGAGGTTGCATTTTTAGTACGAAAATTATGGCTTACAGCATCTTTTATTTCACATTCTATTATATTGAACCCAGCCGTAACTCCACTTTCAGCCACAACAACATATCTAACCTCATTTAGGTACAATTTTTCATCAATATCATCTTCATCAGCTTCTCTATCATTTACCAAAACTAATTGTAAATGATATGTGTATCTGTCATGAGAATTTAGCATATTATCTTCTGGGCTGAAATTTAGGCCTTTAAGAGCGAGCTCACTTAAAATGCGTCGAAGATAATGATTAGTCACAAGTGGGGTAGCCATTACAAACTACTTTCTATACTAAGCTGGTTAGGTGCATAAATTGTTATCCCAGGAACGAAATCATAAATTGGATCCACAATTTGATCAGGATTTAGGATAGCAAACGCCCACCATGCCCGGGGATTCTGATATAGTTCAAAACTCAATAAGTCAGGCCGATGTAGATGCCGTTGTGCCAAAGTAACAATTAGATCGTCAGTTGTTCTTGTGAGCAATGGAGGTCGCCAAAAATCCAGATATGTAGTGTTTTGTGGAGTACGATAGTAAGGACTACTGCGTAGATAAGTTACTGTTGTCATTAGATGAAATCACTTTGACTTGGGTCACCATTGATGTATTTGGGCAACTCGAATCTCTTCCGCAATGTGGTAGGAGTGTGTTGCACAATCAATGTTACTGAAATTTTAAACAAGCTGGGTAACCAAACACCTTTTGTAGCTGACGGTGTTTGTTGTTGAACACTGGCTCCAGGAGGATTGTTCAATGGATCGTCCCAATTCCGGTTTGCAGGCTGGGTAACACCAGGCAAACCTTGCAACGCTAGGCCAGGTTCGCCAGCATCTTCAAGCTGTTGTGGCGACCTAATTATTGGTGTGGGTCGCACTGTAGGTTGATTAGTAGCAGGCAGCCCACTAGCCACTTGAACATAGTCTACATCATCTGGAAATCCAATACTATAGCTCTTGACTATGACTGGCAAGTTGTTGAACACAAAGGGACCGTAGGCATTGAACAAGAGAATAGGAGGAGGTGTGCCTGCATCTTTGTCATTTTCACCAAAATGCATCTTGCTCATGGTTCTCAAAAAGTGTATGCATGCCAAGGCATAGCGTCCTTCTTTTTGATTTTGAACAGTGAATTGACCATCCACACTGAATGAAGTTGCAGGAGTACGTGCAAATATATGAAAGTCTTGGTTTGTATGTACAGTGCTAATGGTTTGATAATCAATGTCTTGTTGATAGTTGATTGTAGGTGTGTAGGGCCAAACCATGCCATTGTTTGTTTCTCGCAAAGGATCCAATAATCCCTTGCCCAACACGCGATTAGCAGCAGCTGGTCTGGGCCGCAGGCTTACACGTCGGTTAGTGGGATCTTGATTGTTGAGTGTTCCCAACAAATTCACACCATCTCCAATTCCAAAACCGCCAAACACCCCGCGTGGAAAAATAGCAGAGGCAGCCGACCCCACAACGTTGTTTACAAGTCCACCAACCAAAGAACCAGTGTTAACACCAAAACCACCAAATCTAGGCATGCAATTCTTTCCTCAAAAATATTAGCCAAATATTTATGTGCTGGAAACCAGCTGGAATCTAAATACTAGATCATGAAACAGTTTGAACTCTCCCCACAATTAGTTTTTGAAGGCGGCAACGTATTCAAAACCTCAGATGGCTATCCACGCACCACTCGTATCCCACTGGCTTTGATCAGTCCCACGTTGGATTGGCTGGAAAAAATCACAGGGCTGCCTATGCATGGCATGACCTTGGGCAGTGTTGGCAAAAAAGCCAGCAGTGGGGATATCGACATTGTAGTCGACAGCAAGAAAATGTCAAAAGCCCAATTTGCCCAAAGTCTCCAAAACTGGGTGTTGAGCCAAGGTTTGAACCCCAAAGAGTATGTGAAGCCTGCTGGAGAAGTTCATCTGTTGACACCAATTGCAGGTGATCCCAAGAATGGCTTCGTGCAAACTGACTTTTTCTTCCATGATGATCCTCAATGGATGAAATTCAGCATGCAGAGTCCAGGAGACGCCAGCAACTACACTGGTGCAGAAAGAAATCAACTCATGAGCAGTATTGCCAAAGCATTGGGAATGAAATACAGTTGGCAACGTGGACTGTTGAATCGGGAAGATGAATCTGTTATCTCCACTGATCCTGATGTGATTGCACAAAAGCTATTGGGGCCCAGATTCACTCACGACAGCTTCCAAAGTGTTGAAACTATTCAACGAGCCATCAAAGGCAATAGGGCTATTCATCAAGGGTTGACTGAGTTGATTCAAACTCTAAGGAGCTTGGATAAATTAGGGCCCACTGGCAAACCCACAATGGATGTGAAAACTGGGAAGTTTAAGCAGAAATCTCCCAGTGAGCAACGCAAATCAGAAGAAGAAGCTGCAAGGATTGAGCAGTTGACAGGTGTAGCTGTTTAGCTTTTGTTTCCGTATCGGGGATCAATTGGCTTGACATGAATCTGATCAAACAGCAGAGGAAAGTTGGGCAAAACTTTTGGTAGGTCTGTTCTCTCCAACCAATTGTAATTTACGCTGCTGTGTGGAATGAAGTTGGGGAAATCGTGAGTTCCGCCCTTGCTCTTCAAATGATGATGAAATTTGTGTGCCAGGTCACAATCTAGGTCTAGGCACAGGGCTTTGTCGCCCATTTTGGTCCAACCTTTTATTTGTGCTGGCACAACCACAGTGTTACCATGCATGCTCATGAGGTGAGGCACTGGTTTTTGGCTATACAAAACAGTCATGTGAAGATCATCAGTATTCATACAGGGAACACCTTGACTTTCACACCATTCTTTGAGCTCTCGAGCATTTTTGGGACTCATGCTCAAAACAACTATGGTGCCAGCAGCGTGCTCATGAGCTTCCATTACTGTGTTCCTAGGGTGCTTGAGATAGCGTCGAACTGATTGGAACAGCCTATTGGAAAGTTCATCATCCAAACCCACAGCTTGGTGGAAAGCCTTTTTGTCTTTGTTCAAAACAGCCTCACGTGCCTTGGTGCCGCTTATTCCACTAACGCCAATGCCATCTGGATGCCGTTCTCCAGCTGATACAATTTCAATCGTCACTGGTTGACGTTGATGTTTTTCACGTATTTCTGGACTGTTCCAAGAGTCAAAAAGGTCTTTCATGCCCTGCACACGATCTTCGCCGGCAACAAATACAAAATGTCTATAGCCTTTGTTGTAGAGCCATTCTGCGGCTTGCAGCGGAGTTTTGATGCTCTCATCCTGCACCACATGATCTTGGTGTTGAGACATAATCTCTTGGAAAAACTCCAGCTTTTCCGCCCAAGGCAATGGATTCTTTTTTCCGTCTTGACTGTGACTCAAAAAGATCCAATAGTCACCCTTGCCAGCGTGTTTGGCCATTGTGTTAACCAAGTGCTGATGACCACGAGTGGGAGGATTCATCCTCCCAAAGGTCCAAACTACCCGGTTGTGTTCTTGTTCCATCAATGAATCAGGCTCGCCTTTTCTCATAAATTGGGCACGATTTACAAACTTCACTATTCCAGTGGGAGTTACAGCCACAAATCCCTCATGTCCTGGATCTCCACCCAAACTAGCACCCACTGTCCCATCTGTTTGACGGTCCATTTGTTTCTTGAGATCCAGCTTCAAACTTGTTAACAAACTTACTATCCGCCACACGCTATTGTAACCATGGATGTGGCTTTGAATCCATTTCAAACACTTGGCCTGCATTGCAGGGCTAGCAGTACTGTTGAGCCCTGTAAGCCACTCCAAAAACTCTCTACTCACATGGCTAAATGTGGAACTACCACGTTCTGCCTTTTTGGCCAAAAAGCTTTTCATCAAGCCAGGAAGGCTCAAGATTTCATGACTGGCTAGTTGTCCTCTGTCCAAAAATGATTTCACACTTACAGCATGCACTCTAAACAAGTGGGATAATTTGTCAACTAAGTTTTTATCCAGGTTCAAACTTTTGAGCATGGTGGCTTCATGAGGTAGGATAGCCAGTCCTTGATCAGTGCGAAAGCCATATTGACTAATGTTTCGCAAGGCTTCTGGTTCCTGATCTTCAGGGCTTTGATAAACACTGTGCATGACCACGCCAGCACTGCTGTTGGCAATCATTTCACCATATTGACTGTTGACAGGCACACGATAAGTTATTTTGTTGGGTGTAAATTCATATGCCCCATCTACAATGGGAGGTACACCAGTCCACAACAAATCCGCTTGAACGTAACCGATAAATCCTTTTGGGGTAACTTTTTTCAACAATGGGTAGAGACTGGCTATTTTGTTGGCATATGCCAGTCGAGCACTCTTTGCACTGGGGCTGGTGTCTTTCATTTTCCTGCTCATGAGCATATTGACAATATCCTCAGGGCTTGTGGTTAAACCATTGTATTTTTTACTGCTGAATCCAGCTTTGTCTGTTAACACAAATTTATAGTCTTTCCATCCAGAAATCAAGGCTGGTGTTCCATCCATTTTTATACTAACATACTCGGGTTGATGAGCAGTTGTGCTCAGTATATGAAAAGCTCTTTTGGCACCATCTAACCCCTCATCGAAGATCATGTCTTCTGGATGCTCGATACGGGCTTTGGCCTCAGTCAAAGAGAGATTTACTACTGGTAATAAGTCAAACAGCTTCATTGTTACGCCCCAACATAATCTTTTGGCAATCTATTGAATTATTTAACAGATCAAGGCGTCCATTTTGACTTCTTCTGTAACCAATTACAAAATTTAGGGTTTCAAACACAAAGGACTATAATGGCATTGGTTCCCAAGATCAAATATCTAACAAACAAAGATTTATTGTCTGCAATCCATGAAAGTAAGCTTACTTTTTGTGAATTTGTTGACAAAAAATACACTGATTTTGATGTCATTGTATATGATCTTGCAGCAGCAACTCCAGAAGTTTTGGACGCTGCTCGACACAAAAAGCTAGCTAACAAAATGGCTGAAGAAAAGAAAGCCAGCGGCAGCAAGACTTTTGAATCTTCATTAACATTGGATAATGTGCCTTTGGATGAAATTGTTGTGAGGCTTATGACTTTTGTGCACATTCCGTTAAACCCTGCCAAAGCTGACAAAGCCAAAAATCAGGCAGAAAAACACATCAGATGCAATTTCCCTCCTTTTCAACATTGGATTTTCCAAAACAATGAATGGAAATGTGTGGGCAAGAGTCATCACAAAAAGGGTGAATTCACCTTAACTGGCGGTAGGATTACTGATAGACTGGCTGCTATGTGGATCAAATTGGTTGATCGCTATGGGCATAGAGGCAACTGGAGAGGTTACACTTATCTTGACGAAATGAAAGCGCAAGCACTGGTGCAATTGGCACAAGTGGGACTTCAATTTGATGAAGCTAAAAGCTCAAACCCCTTTGCTTATTATACTACCGTAAGTAGTACAAGTTTTCTCAAGATATTACAACTGGAAAAGAGAAGTCAACACATAAGAGATGATCTTTTGATCATGCATGGTGCAACACCCAGTCACACCCGACAGACCGAGGATCAGTTGGCACAACAACTGGGATTTGACAATGCAGAAGCAGCAGTCCCACTTGTTGTGCCCCAAATGAGCCCAACTGGCCCCATCTAGTATTTTTTGATCCACACTGCGTTGCCTGCATCATAAAAACGATTGTAGCCCAAATTTTTGGCAATTTCTTGCTCTGTATTGCCCGCAGCTAAGCCTTGTATTTTGTGTTTTTGAAATTTAAGTCGGCTCTGAACGTCATTTATATTTTTCCAATACCAATAATTGGGTGGACTGATATGACTTAACTCAAAGCCTGTTTTTTCGTAACCATTTCCCAGTCCCCAGTTCAAGTTACTGTAGGACACCAAGCTTTTGAATCCCAACTCCTGATGTGCATGATTCAAAAGCTTGCTAAGCCCTCCTGGCACATGATACCCAGGCAAAATACAATAACGGGCCAGCTCATAATCACTCCCTTTGCTATACCTAGTTTTGACAAAGCTAGCAAGTGCAACAAGCGACCCGTTGTGTTCCAAACCCCAAATATGTTTGGTTGGTATGTTGCCCTGCAAGTGTGAGTTCTGAATAAATGTTTTAGCTGTTCCAAAATCCACAACTGTAATGTTGCATTTACGTGCACCAACAATTGTTTTTTTCAAACCCACTACGTGTGACAATCTGTCAAATATAATATTGGGTTTTTGCACCATCTCATGTTCCCAAATTTGAACAAGCCTTACACCTTTTTCAAGAGCTTGTTTCCATTTATTTTGATGATATTTTTTGTCTCCTATTTGGCAATCTGAATGATAAAAGATGCCATTAAACTCAATACCCACATTTAAATCTGGAAGATAAAAGTCAATCTCCAATGGCTTGATAACTTGCCTATTCCATTGCTCAAAAGATATGTTATTATCCCACAACCATTGTTTGATCTTTGTTTCTCCCCAACTTTCTTTTCTTGGATAACAAGCAAAACAACGCAAATCAGATTCTCTTTTCAAGGCAACACTGAATTGGTTATGGCATTTTTGGCAAACAAACGAATGTTCAGAATAACGATGTGAGTCCAAAAATTCTTCTTGAGTGAATAACGGAGTGTAATCAGTCCTATTTGTAATATAGGAATCCCAAGATTTTTGCCGAAAAGTTTTCCTATTGGTCTCCCTATGCTCTGTTGTCAAAAACGGGGCCACAACACCATATTTTGAGAGGTTGGTTTTTTTGGTTTTAACTAACACCTCCAGGTTTTGAGCAGGAACAGGTGCTCCATAAGTGTTTTGAAACACCTCTATAGTTTTGGTTCTTATATCAGGATGTTGCTGAGGAAAGTTTACTCCCCAATTTTCCTGGATCGTTTTTTGTGCTTTGTCTAAAACAACAGGATTTAAGGTTGGAGCTTTTGCGCCATACTTTTCAAAACATGTGGTCTCAGCTTTGGCTTTGACCTTGTCATGTTGACTTGCATACTCAAAACCATACTTTTGAAGGTTGGTATTTTTACGTTTTTCGTGAATATGATTTATTTCATCTCTAGTGCGGCTGTGTCGAACGCTTTCCTGATATTCACGATTACAGGAGCATTGAGATTGATTACCACAGAATTTTCTGAACCCTAGAACCATATTATTGAAAGTCCTGAACTTACCACTCTGTTCACACCAACTGTTTTCTGCATTAGTGTTATGAACGTATGCATAAAATTTAGCTGCAATTGGGCCTTCACAAGGAAATAATTTGTCTAGCTCTTCTTTGTGTATAGGCAACAACTTTGTCAACCTATTTGGTGTAATCTCCTTGTTCAACCAAAGTTCTTTCAATTCTGCCAAATTCACAATTTTTCTCCAACCCTATTGCATATTATTTATATATCATAATGAATATCACAAATCTAGGTCCTGCCCACCTGTTGAACTAACAGTTTTTATCAGCTATACTCTGACTCAAGGAGACTTTTGAGTCATGACTATCAATCTAGACAATGTTGATTTTTCAAAAGTAATTGCCATAACTGATGTGCATTTTGGCATGCGGAACAACTCCAAACAGCACAACACTTGGTGTACTGAGTTTTTGGAGTTTGTGGTCAAACGAGCACAAGAGCTGAAAATCAAAACACTCTTGTTTTTGGGCGACTGGAGTCACAACCGCAACAGTGTGAACATCAGCACACTCAATTACAGCCACAATGGCATGAAACTGCTAAACAACAATTTTGACAATGTGATAATGCTCTTGGGCAACCATGATCTCTATTTTCGAGATACTCTAGAGCTGCACAGTATTCCCTATGCACAGGATTTTTCAAATATTCACCTAATTGACAAAATCACCACAGTCAAAGACTATTGTTTTGTTCCTTGGTTGGTGGGTGATGAGTATAAGTTGATTCAAAAAATCAAACAGCCTTATTTGTTTTGTCATGCTGAAATTGCCAAGTTCCGGATGAATGCCATGGTGGAAATGCCCGATCATGGCGGCTTGAACAGTGAACACTTTCAAAATCAAAAATTGGTGTTCAGTGGGCATTTTCACAAAAGGCAGCGAAAGGGCAACATTTGTTATATTGGCAATGCCTTTCCTCACAACTTTGCAGATGCGGGAGACGATGATAGAGGGTTGATGATCTGGACTCCTGGAACTGATCCCATATTTGAAAAATGGCTTAGTGCACCCAAGTATCGCACGTATAACCTTACAGAGGCACTTCAGGATCCTACCGGCTTGATAGACAACAAAACTTTCGCACGGATAACAGTAGATGCTGACTTAACTTATGAAGACCTTGCCTTCATTAGAGAGTTATTTGAAACTCAGCTAGCTGCCTTGGATGTGAGTTTTATTCATGGCAGAAGTGATGGAGATGACACTGTTCTTGATGATAGTGAAATCAATTTTGAAAGCGTTGACTCAATTGTGGTGTCACATTTGAATAGTATTGAAAGCACTACAATGAACAAACAACGCTTGATTGAAATCTATCAGAGTATTTGAACTTGATCATCCTCAAAAACGTCACAATCAAAAACTTCATGAGTGTGGGTGCTGTTACACAATCAGTTACTCTCACACAACCTGGCTTGACTCTTGTATTGGGCGAGAATCTAGACTTGGGCGGCAACGGCAACCGGAATGGTGTTGGCAAATCGACGCTGATTTCAGCCATTTGTTATGCCCTGTATGGTCAAGCTCTTACTAACATCAAGAAAAACAATCTCATCAACAGCATCAACAAAAAGAACATGGTGGTGAGTATTGAGTTTGAAGCCCACGGCAACAGCTACAAAATTGAACGTGGCCGTGCCCCTAGTTTTTTCCGCTATGTTGTAAATGATGAATCAGTAAATGAAAACAAAAGTGCAGACGAAGCTCAAGGCGAAAACAAAGATACTCAGAAAGAGATTGAGAAGGTATTGGGCATCAGCCACACCATGTTCAAACACATTGTGGCTTTGAACACCTATACTGAGCCATTTTTGAGCATGGGTGCTGGAAAACAGCGAGAAATAATTGAAGAGCTGTTGGGAATTACATTACTGTCTCAGAAGGCAGAAAACCTCAAAAAGCTTATTCAAACAACCAAACAAACTATTGAACAAGAAGAGTTCAAAATACATACTATCAAAAACAGCAATACACGTATTTTGAGCACTATTGAAAGTTTGAATCAAAAAACCCAACAGTGGGATACTCAACATCAGAACAAAATTCAAGACTTGGAAAATGCACTAGATGCTTTGAGTCATCTTGATGTTGAGCAGGAAATTCAAAGTCACAAAGACAATCTTGTGTATCGTGAACTTCAAACAGCATTGAAGAATGTGCGCAGCCAAAGCCAAACAAAAACACAGCATGGAACACAGCTGAAGGCGCAACAAAACAACTGGTTAACTCAGTATAGTCAAATTCAAGACCACAACTGCGCAATGTGTGGTCAAAAGATTCATGACGAGAAACAAACACATCTGCTGGACGACCTTGAGCACAAAATTACCAAACTGGACAGCAGCATTCAAACACTGGAACAGGAATGCCTGAGTTTGACACAAGAACTGGATGAGCTCATGGGTCTGTCTAGTGCTGTATCGCTAAACCAAACATTTTACAAAAGCATTGATGAGGCATATGAGCATCGAAACAGTCTCACACTTCTTAGTGGTGAACTGGACAAACTTAAGCTTGAAACCAATCCTTATCAAGCCCAAGTGGGTAATTTAAATGACACACTGCAAGAAGTCACTTATGATTCACTAAATGAACTCAGCCAACTCAAAGACCATCAAGAGTTTCTCTTGAAGCTGCTAACAAACAAAGACAGCTTCATCCGAAAGCGTATTATTGATCAAAACCTCAGCTACTTGAATCACAGACTGGGTGAATATCTAGCTGGATTGATGTTGCCACACCAAGTTAAATTCAGCAACGACTTGGGAGTTGAGATCATGCATATGGGCGTAGACTTTGACTTTGACAGTCTCAGCCGAGGTGAACGCACAAGAGTTTGTTTGGCACTCAGCTGGGCATTCCGAGACATTTTTGAAAACATGAACACCAGCATCAACTTCATGGCTGTTGATGAGATCCTTGATGTGGGACTTGACAGCACAGGACTTGAAAGATCTCTAGAGACGCTTAAGGCTATGAGCAGAGATCGGAACAAGAACATTTTGTTGATCTCACATAGAGAAGAGCTAACAAGTCGCTGCGATCGAGTTTTGTATGTTATCAAAGAGTTAGGTTTCACTCGTTTCAGCTATGAAAGCGGTGAGTAATTATCTGTACTCCATAAATATAGATATATGCCGGTCACGACCCTGGCAGGTCCACCGGCTCTATCGCTTTAAGGGAGCAACAGCTATGTCTATTTATCGTAATATCAAACCCTTTGGGTTTTATGTGTATGCCTACTTAAGAAAAACAACATCCAACAATGGTCCTGCAGGAACCCCTTATTATATTGGAAAAGGGACCGGCATACGTTACAAAGAAAACCACGGAACTCTACCTGTACCAAAAGAAGCATGGAGGATTGTTGTCCTTGAACAAGGATTAACTAATCTTGGTGCTGTTGCGCTCGAAAGAAGGCTGATACTCTGGTGGGGACGCCTGGATAATAACACAGGTATATTACACAATCGAACTGATGGCGGGGATGGGGCAGTTGGGAAGATAGTCTCTGATGAATCAAGAATGAAAGCAAGTGTTAACAATTGTGGCAAAAAAAGAAGTGCAGAAACAATCAAGAACATAAAAGATGCATTATCTCTTATCGACAGGTCAGGAGAGAATCATCCGTTATATGGCAAAAAGCATTCTGATGAAGCTAGATCTAAAATGAGCGAAGCTAAAAAAGGCAGGTCCTATGAAGAAATTTATGGCCCAAAAGCAGAAGAGATGCGAGCTGCACGCTCACAAAAATCTCGGGGACGAAGTCTGTCTGCTGAGACCAAAGAAAAGATAAGTTTAGCAAATCGAGGCAAGAAAAAACCTGCAGGCTTTGGAGTCCGAATGTCCGCAGTAAGGTCTGGCCAAAAAGTCTCTGAAGAAATTTTGAAGAAGAGAGCACAGATATTCGAAGCAACAAAACAAACTTGTGAACATTGCGGGAATATCTTTGGTTTAGCGAACTATATCAGATGGCATGGTCCTAATTGCAAAACTCAACCTAACCAACTACTATAGGCGATTCGATTGGGATTATACACCAGCAGTATAACTCAGTTCAGCAATCTTCAGCTTGTTTTGTTCAAAAAATGGCTCAAACTCTGTTATTACAAAGGTTTTGTAACGTGCGTGGTTTTCAACCGTGAAGTCAGCCAAATGTTTTTGATCAAAACAAGCATAACTTCCTTTGTGATTGATGCGTATGACAACAAACCACAAATCTTCTGGATCACATGTGTCAAGTGTTTGCTCTATCCAAGCATCCAGTTGTTTGATATCTCCATTGCACATGAGTCGATGCCACGGAAAGTCTTGATAAAACTTACTTTCAATCACCAGCTTTTTCATATGGGAAGGTGGAATGAGATCACTTTTGAAGTAGCTGATTTGCGTAGCATCCATAGTGTCTTTTCTCTTGGTGTTTGCTCCTCCAATGAAGGCACCAGAATTAGGAACCCTAATAAATTTGGCTTCATATAACGTTGTGAGAAACTTGGCTATCCGTAATTCGCCTGCATTTCCTTTTGCCTTGCCTTTGGACCCTGCCATATGTTTTTTCCTGTAATCCAGAAAAAGCTCTGGAAGTCTTTGATTTTATAGTTTTAGATGGCTATAATCAAAATAACAAAAGAGCATTTCAAATGAAGCACAACAAGCCACAACACCGCAGCATTTTTATTGTAGTTGATCCAGTAGATCAAAATCGGCTCAATAGTTTTTTCCGACAAGAGTTGGGATTTTACAATACCCTTGTAGGAACCTTTGGAAGTCGTGTAAGAGCATTTCCACAAACTATTCTCAACATCACACACGATCAAGCATCACTCTTTTGTGATCTAGCCAAATACAATCTCAACATTCGCGAATTGGTGAAAAAGCCTCAAGAATGGCCTGAACAACTGAAAAGTTATTTTCCAGTTGCTTTTGACAGACTCACACAAAAAACAATTTTGACCGAAGCGCAAATTATGATGTTTGAATCTGCCGGAGCCAATCGCTGGATTATGATTCCAGAAGCCAAAAAACAGATGGCTAGAGCAGTTATTGATTTTTACAAAGAGCAAGCAGACATTTTGGCTCATCCCCAATCAAGCGATATAATTGAGGTGGCTTACAAGACACCACCCAGCAGCTTGAGTGAGTTGGAAATCAGCAACAAACGTCATGCACAGATCCCTCGTAATGAAATCAAATACAAATACAACAACACTGAACAACATACAGAAATTTGGACTCCGTTAACTACAAAACCCATTATTATTCCGCATTTTAACCTTAACGAATACAATCGATGGACAACAGCAATAGTCAAGCAAGAGAGTGGTAGATTCTGTGAATACAACACACCTTGGGTAATTGACTTCAAAAATACAAAAAACAATTATCTTTTGAAATATCTAGACAGCACAGCACGTAGTCCAGGCAATTATAGAATCAGCAACTACGCATAACAGAGTATATTTTTAAAACATAGTGGCTTTATATGATGGTGTAGTGTCCATCCGTATCTACCAGGCGCGAAGGCCGGGGAAAATTGCGTATGAGGGTTTACGGTTCTATGCCCTCGCCACAAAAGTGAACAAAAAGGATCCAGCCTCTCACTGTCCCGTGACGCTGGAAGGGGTTCAGTCAACAGCCTGTCTGACTGAATTCCCTGCGTGTGTGATGAGCACATAACCGAGAAGGCAGCTCCATGAGCATAAGTCCGAGAAGAGAGTCAGGAACGCTGGAAATAGGTTCTCCGCCAGCTGGAAGCAATTCCCAAGACGAGACAGGCAGGCCGAAGCCCTATACGAAAGCCTTTTCACACTTCTCCTCCCGGTGGGGAGAAGTGTGACTTCCTCCCTAACGAAATACCCAGAACTATTATCAGTCCAACAAGTATCCTATTCCAGATCCAATAATATCATCAATAAGATCATTGAGATTCATACTAGATCACGCCCAGCTAAAATTATCACTTCTTTGATTGAGCCTTCCTATAAGCTTCGGCTTGCATCTCATAGTGTTTGGAAATAGTTCCACTCAAAGATTTCATCTGTGAAGTGGTGAGACGCCAAGCTTCACTGTAGGTGAGTCCTCCGTTCATGTAATACACTAGGTTGGCAATATCGCTTTCAATCATTTCCACTTCTTTTTCGCAGCTTCTCAGTACTTGGGTGATGGCTACATGATCACCCCTGAGAAGCTTTAGTCGAAAAAACTTGTGGGATCAAAGTCAATTGACTGGCTCCAAGTGTGTGAGCAACCGTCGCATTGAAAAGAGGTTTCGGTATCAATACCAGTTTTGTTGAGCTCTTTCAACTTGTCGATGATGGCGTTGGCACTGGTTGTGGGAATACCTTTCACAAACTCTTGAATGTATTCTTGATTGGTGACCAGTTCACCACTACTGATTATTTTGATTTCAGTTATGCTCATGGCCATGATGTCCAATGTGCGTTTGGCCATGTGATTCACTTGTTTGGTCACACTACTGATCTTTTCTGCATCAGTTGTGTCTGTTTCTTGTAACACTTTGATGCTTCTGGCTTGTTCCACTTCATTCAACAGTTGTAGATTTCTCTGCTCAAAGTTGTAAGGACGCAGGAAAACTTGGAGTGCTCCATCTATTTCAATATAGGTGGGGCCTTCAACATAAGTTTGTGTTTCGATAAATGCAGAGAGGTCTATACCAAAGTTGTGCTCTTTTCCACAACTGGGACATGTGGTGTCTATTTCCATAGTTGACCCTGCACTGGCAATTCTTATGGCAACAAGTAGGGTGTTGATGTCAGGCTCCACAAGCTTCTTGGGATCTTTGACTCCAGGAACACAGTTTCGGAAAACACTCAACAATGCATCGCCATTCAACAGCGCATCAGGAGTTTTCAACATGATTTGATCAATAGCAGTCAACGGATACACTGCCATTTCGCCATTGGCTGAAGTCTCAAGGAAATCACTAGGATAAAATTTGCCTCGTGTTGGCAATTGTGCATAGGCCTTGGGTGTGTGAAAGTATTGACTCAATGGATTACTCATTACTGGCGCCCTATTATCTAAGTATGTTATTCCCTAGTATTTAAGGGGCTTAAATATGGGTAGTCTCCTGTTGTGAGAAAATTTGTATGAGTTTTACAGCTAGTGAATTGAAAGATATCAGCAAGAATTGGGCCCAGGAGCGCACTCTCGGAGAGTTGCGTGACAAGATGGCGTCAAACAACAGTATTTTGGCTGCTATTGCTAAAGAAAAGTTCAACTTAGATGCTGCAACTATTCGCTCATTTGAAGATGCTATTGATGATGCCAAAGATGGCTTGACAGAACTTCAAAATAGTGCGGAGAAAGCTAAAAGGGCTCAGGTCAATCAACTGCGTCATGAACAACGCATGCAAGGCTATGAACAGGAAATCAAAGGCAATTACAAACGCAGTGTTGATGATTTACGCTCAAGCTTAGACAAAATGAGTCGATTTGACAGCAGTAGACTGTATGAAGGTGTCACAAGTGGTATCAACAGCTTAAGCTATAATTTCCGTAAGGCAGATGGTAGTGCAACTGGGTTAAGCACAGCATTTGCTGGCTTGAACAAAGTGGTGGCTGTTGTTGCTGCTGGTGTGGGAATTTTTGCTAGCGGAATGCCAGCTTTTCAGGCCATGGCAAACACCGGTGTTACTTTTGGCGGCAGTCTTGAAAAGATGCAGGAAATGGTTGGTCGTACAGGTTTGAAGCTGGAAGAGTTTCAAGGACTTGTTGGGCAATTTGGTACTACAATTGGTGGAGTGGGTGAAGAAAATTTTGCCAAATTGATTCGGGCAACACAAACAGCTACTAGGGAGTTTGGTATGTACGGCCAGACGTCTCAACAACAGGCTGAGTCCGTTAGTTTCTTTGTGAACAGCTTAGTCGAAGGTGGGCTTTCATTCCAGCAAGCAAGCGCAATGAACGAACAAGGCACTGCACAATATTTGCGTGAGCTTACAGCACTTACTATTTTAACTGGCAAAGATAGAAAAACATTAGAGGCTAGACAAAAAGAGCTAGATCAAGATAGATTTATTAGACTTCGGGTTAGGCAATTGGAACAGACCAATCCTGAAGCGGCAGCAACATTTAAGAAAAACACTGGCCAATTGGCAATGGACATAGGGCCTAAATTGACAAGAGCCATAGCAGGCATGCAATATGGGCTTATGCCTCCTGACGAGCAAATGCGCGCCTTTATGAGCATAGGCGGGACAATGTCTGGAATGGAGCAATTGTCTAGGCAGCTAACATCAGGATCTACCTTAGACATGATGGAAGGAGCTGGGAATTTAAAACGTAATTTTAGCCAAGGACAGGGCTTAAATGATTTTGTAACACAGGCGTATCTGGGAAGTAAGTACGCAGGAGCAGGTGACATAGCTGATGAATTATATGGAGACGCAGCACGGGCAAAGGCGGCTGAAGCGCAGCCAGGAGGTATGCAGAGGATACTTGATATCTTCACCGGAAGAGGTGGAAACTTAGATCAAGCTACTACTGCCATGCAAAAAGTGACTATGGATACTGCTCGTATCACTGGTGACTTCAAGGCAGCGCTCTGGGCAGCTACACAACAGTTGGGCTTGTTTACGAAAGTTCTTGAACCCTTGGCAGCAGCAACTGGCGCAGGCGCAGGAGCAGCAAACTCATTTTATGGAATGGCTGCCAGTGGTATGTCCGGAGCAGCTTCGGCCTTAATGACAGGAGCTGCTGTGGCATTGATGCCTAAATTGCTGGCAAGTACAGCTTTAAAAGCTGCAATACCACGGTTACTGGGAGGAGGAGGCTTGGGTTTGACTTCAATGCTGGGCTCAACAGGAATGATGTCTGGTATGATGGGCGGGGCTGGTAATCTTGCTGCTAGAGGAGGGTTGTTAGGAATGACAGGAAATCGCTTACTAGGTTCGGGGTTAAGTAGAGGCATTTTAGGAGGAGGTTTAGGAGGACTCGCAGGAGGGATGGCGGGCGCAGGACTTGGTAGCATGCTGGGCCTTGGCTCATTTGGTAGTGGTGCCTTAGGCGTATTAGGTGGGGCAGCAGGCGGCTTCTTGATGGGTGGGCCGGTGGGGGCACTTGTAGGTGGTCTGGGTGCTGCACTACCTATGCTTATAAGTTCAGCAAGTGCATCAGAAGCAAGGCCAGGTGATCAAACTGGCAATGCTGGTGGTTTATTACAAGATTCAACTGCACTTGTTGAAATGCAAGCAAGCAGCACGTCATATGTTTCTGCTATGGCTGCACTTGTAAGTAGAGTAGCAGCACAAGCCACTATGACTAGTCTTGCTCCACCAATAGCACCGCAAAACGATGCACTATTAGGTATGGTCACTACCTTGAACAGCACAGTGGCAGCACAAACACCCTACATCCAAGATCAAGCAAGACAAGCACGTATCACAGCTGGAATAATTGGTGACTTTGCCTAGAGGTAATCTTTTTTCTGGGTATTTTTCTCACATAAATATCAAAAACCGAGAGAAACAGAACCCTGATGGCTTGGAAAAAATATTTCACAACAGTACCGAGTCAAGCTAGACTCACTGCAAGACTAGCAGAAATCAACAAAGACAACAGTCAAGGTGCAACCACTACAAAATTCAGCAGTTATTTGCCTGAAGTCTATGCTGGTGCTCCAAACCGAGTTGAACGCTATGTGGCTTATGAACAAGCTGATTTAGATAGTGAAATCAATCGCAGCTTGGACACTATTGCTGAGTTCTGCACACAAAACCAAAGTGATGATGAGCCTATTCCTTTCCGATTTATTTGGAAAGGTGATGTTACTGAAACTGAAACAGAACTTTTGGCCAGTGCACTTCAACAATGGTGCAGCATCAATAAACTGAATCAACGAATCTTCAAAATATTCCGTAATACTGTCAAATACGGTGATCAATTTTTCGTCCGAGATCCAGAAACCTATGAGCTGTTGTGGGTAGATTCAGCCAAAGTGGAAAAAATCATTGTCAATGAGGCACAAGGCAAAAAAATTGAACAATATGTGATTAGAGATTTGGATTTCAATTTACAAAGTCTAGTGGCAACCAACCCTCTTGTGCATGATCAATACAGTTTCCCAGGAGGTTACCCTCGTAGTGCGAACCCAGCAGCTGGTGCAGGCAACATCAACTATGGACAGCCCACAACACCTGGCGGCCGTACCAGCAGATTTTACAATCCAGCCAACAGCATGGCAATTGATGCCAACCACGTGGTGCATCTCAGTTTAAGTGAAGGCTTGGATCAATATTGGCCTTTTGGCACCAGCATCATTGAAGCAGTTTACAAAACTTACAAACAAAAAGACCTTTTGGAAGACTGCATTCTCATTTACCGTATTGTGCGTGCACCTGAGCGCAGAGTGTTTAAGATTGACGTGGGTCAGCTGCAAGGTCAACGTGCCATGCAGTATGTTGAAAGAGTCAAAAACGAAATTTACCAAAGGCGACTCCCAAACCGCACAGGTGGTGGCTCAAGTATTATTGACAGCGCCTATAATCCCATAAGCATTACAGAAGATTTCTTCCTTGCAACCAACAGTGAACAACGCGGCACAACTATTGACACTTTGAACGCTGGCGAAAACTTGGGCACTATTGACGACTTGAAATACTTCAACAACAAGTTGATGCGCGGGCTGGGTATTCCCAGCAGCTATTTGCCCACTGGACCAGATGATGGCACAGCAGTTTACAACGATGGCAAAGTGGGAACAGCATTTATCCAAGAGTATAGATTCAACAAATATTGCCAAAGATTGCAGAACAGTCTTGCGCCAACATTGGATATGGAATTTAAATTGTTTTTGAAGTTCCGTGGCATTGAGGTACACAGCAGTTTGTTTGAGTTGGCATTTAACGTTCCACAAAGTTTCAGTCAATATCGCAACATGAGCATTGACACTGAGCGTGTTAACCTCTTCAGTTCAGCTATGAACAGTGATGCAAGAGCTTACATGAGCAAGAGATATGCGCTCAAGCGTTATCTAGGATGGACAGAAGAAGATATTCTGGAAAATGAGCGGATGTGGAAAGAAGAAAACAACGACAAAGTCAAAGGCAAGACTGGCACCAGCCCCATTGAAGACAGGGGTGTGGGACTGGGATCAATAGGGATACGCCCTTCACCAGAGCCTGATTTTGGTATGGGTGGACCTGAGATGCCTCCTGAAGCCCCGCTTGAGACACCGGGATTTGAAACACCTGAAGTTGCTCCAGGTGCTGAAACACCTCCAACTGAAACACAGTAAATATCAAGATGAATACAAATATCACAAAGACCAATGGCACTACGCTGGCAAGTATTCCGCCAGGACAGTATAACAGCACAGTTTCCAGTTTGATCCTATTTGGTAAGAATTTTGCCAATTACGGTACTTATTTGAATGAAAATCTTGTTCATCTCATGGAAAATTTTGCCGACCAAAGTCCTCCACAAAGTCCCACACAAGGACAGCTTTGGTACAAAACCACAGACAAACAAATGTATGTTTGGGAAGGCAGTGTTTGGAAACTGCTAAATGCAGAAAGCCTGCAACAGATTGCTGATGCAATTGTTAAAAATCGCATTTACGTTGCAGAAAGTGGTAATGATACCAACAGTGGACAAAGTTGGTATAGCGCCAAGCGAACTGTGAAAGCTGCATGTGCTGAAGCAGCTAGACAAATTGCCACAGGTGCATTCCGACCTGATCACACAGCTATATTAGTAGCAGCTGGTGACTATACTGAAGACTGTCCTATTGAAATTCCGCCAGGTGTCAGCATTATTGGCGATAATCTTAGAGCTGTTTCCATACGACCAAGAGTCGCAACTACTGATGTATTTTATTTGAACAGCAAGTGTTATGTGTATGGCATTACTGTAAGAGATCATAGATTGAATCCATCAGCATTGGATATAACTCCAGCAGGTTATGCCAACACAAGTGGAGTGAATACATCTGCACTGATCTCTACAACTCGACAAACAGGATTTGCCTTTGGCTTTGCTCCAGGTGCAGACATCTTGGTCAGTCCCTATGTACAAAACTGTTCCAGCATTAGTGGCGATCCAGACACTGGATCAGGGATTTACCCAGGTGGTGGCGGTGTGTTGATTGATCCCAGTGTTTTGGGACCCAATAATAGGATTCACAGCATTGTTATTGACGCATTTACTCAAATCAATCTTGGTGGTATCGGCGTCAAAGTCATTGGCAAAGGCTACATGCAGTTGGTGAGTTTTTTCGTTAACTTCTGCCAGTTTGGCTTGCTGTGCCTTGATGGTGGTCACGTGACTGCATTGAACAGCAATTGCAGTTTTGGCAATTATGCTCTTTGGAGTCAAGGACACCGGTATCTTGAAACCACTGACAGCCCTGTGGCTGTAAATCAAACTTGGGCCACCAATGGTGTCAGTTCTGATTTTGTCACAACGGGTGGCACTTATGTTTTGCCAAATCAATTCAGTGACTTGGAAGTGCAATTTTTAGACACTGCAACACCGTTGCTGCCCACTGTTGACTATACAATATCAAAAGGTGTAACAGCGGGTGGTTTGCCTTGTTCAGTTATTAGCTTGAAGTCTTTGCCCATAGCTGGCCGGCAATTGCGAGCCAGGATCAAGTTTGGCTCCTTGATTGAAGCCAGCGGCTATACCATGAGCTATGCTGGTGCTGGCTTGGATTATGCCAAACTCAGCCCCAGTCAAGATGGCAGTGGCTACGCTGATCCCAACAAATATACTATTGCACTAGCTGGTGGACGTGTATTCCATACCACAACTGACGAAAGCGGAGACTTTTATGTGGGGGCTGTGACACCCAATCCAGCGTTTCAAGTTGGCGGATTGACTATTGCCAATGGCGGAGGCAGCTATAACGTAGGGGATACATTGAATTTCATTACCCCAGCCAACGTTAACAGCACCTATGCTGTGCCCACAACACTTAAGGTTTTGAGTGTGTCCAGTGGTGTTATTACAAGTGTTGCGATTCTTATTCCTGGATACTATCTACTTTCGGCGCCAGGTAGCACAACAATTGGCAGTTTGCCCACAAATCCCATTAGTGCAACGTCAACAAGTGGTGGTGGATCGTCAGCTACTTTTAACTTCGTGTGGGAGAAACCTCCTGCCAGACCCAGTTTCCGCATAAATCAGAGACGAGGTGCTATTGATGGACGCAGCTTTTATCAAAGCATCTTTGGATTTATGACTCCCTTTATACTTGCTCTTTCACGCAAAGGATCTTAACATATGCCTGCACCTATTTTTAACTTTCGTAATGTCAAAGTTAGAGTTACAAATGATCAACCCACAACCATTTACAAAGTTTCAAGTTACGATCAAACTATTCCCAACACAACATTGCCTCCAGGTGTAGATCCAACTGAAGTCAGTATTGTGTTGTTGACTGTTCAATGCAGCAACATTACAGGCAGTCCCAGCAGTCCTACTCTACGGAAAACCATCAATCTCAGTGTATGGATTGATAATCCTCCTGATCCAGCCTATCTGCCCACTGGTAGACGTTACCTTGTTAACAATTACACAATTATTCCCAACAACGCTTTTGACCCCTTGAATGGCAATTTGATCATGAGCAGCGGAGATACCTTGGTTGTACAAGTAAGTAATCCTCCAGCAGAAACAACCAATACCAGTACTGATAACTGTGTTGATGTTGTTGTAAGCCTATTGGAAATTGCCAATGCGACTGCCAATTAAGGACTAAGCATGCCAAAGCTACTTGATAACCGCGTTGTTGGATCAGCTGATCTTATTGATGTGCAACTGGAAGGTGTTCCAGCTGGCTTGGTATTGAAAGTCTCTGCCAACGGAGAGCAATTCTTTTTTGGGCAACAAATTGGACCACCTGGACCTCCAGGTATTATTGGCACAGCAGGGAGCCCTGGCCCTCAAGGACCACCAGGAGATGACACATTTGTTGTTGGTCCACCTGGGCCTCCTGGTCCTCCTGGTATGGGAGGGGGAATTCCTGGAAGCCCAGGAGTTCAAGGACCTCCAGGTCCAAACAAAGGCCCGCCAGGCGATCAAGGACCCAATGGTGATACTGGGCCAACAGGACCACAAATAACTGATCAACAACATTATGCAGCAGTTTTCAGCACTGCTGGTCCACAAACATGGACAGCGCCACCTGGTGTTAGGCGTGCTAGAATAACACTGATCGGTGGAGGGGCTGGGGGAACGTTGGGCATTTATGTGCCTCCAGGTTCAGTTCCACCTACAGAAGGTGGCCCTGGGGCTGGCGGCGGAGGACTATTTTGATTACCATAAGTAGTAACAGAGTCGTAGCATAAGACAGCCATTGTCTATTATAGGGATTTAAGGCTATGCAACGCTGGGACTAAACAGTTGGGGTGTAACAATGGATAGCTATAGAGGATTACTGTTATGAGTGGAAGCATTGGCGGATGGTTTACTGGCCTGGCTGGAGGCTCTGGAGCAATTTTACGGCTGTGGGTAGATATAATCCCAAATGCCACCTATAATCTTCAAGTTGGTGCTGGAGGTCAAGGGCAAACATCTGCCACAGTTCCTCCAACAAATGGAGGCAACACTACTATGAGCGGACCAGGTGGAGTATTTTATTCTGCTGGAGGCGGCGTAGCAGTGAGTGGAGGCAATGCAGGCACGACACCAAACATAATTTGGCCCTTGGTACCTGGATCATATCTCCATGGTTTGGCAGGTGCAGGAGGCGATCCCACTAAGCCAAATCCTGCAGGGTCAAATGGCTCAGCTGGCCTTATTTTGATTGAATGGATTAACTAATGCCTCGCTTACTTGATAACCGTATTGTTGGCCCATCACGAGACGTTTTGACTACAACATTATATGGGGCACCTGCCGGGTATGTGTTACGAGTATCCCCCACAGGAGATACACTTGTGGTCACAACCCCAGGTGGCCCACTGGGTCCTCCAGGTCCTCCTGGCCCCGCTGGACTAGCAGGGCCTGTTGGGCCACCTGGAGCCAGCAGTGCATTAGTAGGTGATACAGGTCCCCCAGGTCCTCCTGGTCCTGCAGGAGGACCTCCTGGTCCTGCAGGTTTAACTGGACCAACGGGACCAGGCGGGGGACCAGTGGGTCCTCCAGGACCGCCTGGAATTACTGGACCTATTGGGCCGCCTAGTGGCAATCAAGATATAAATGCAGCACAACTTGTGTCTCCTGGTGTATGGACAGCACCCCCAGGTGTGTTTTCTGTTAAGCTGACACTTATTGGAGCAGGGGGAGGCGGTAGTTTGCCCGTGAGTGGGGGTAGTCCAATTGAATTTGACAATAGTGCTCAATCTGGTTGGACAATACAAGGTATTCCTGGAAGCAGTGGTGGCGTAAATGAACAATGGGTAACTGTGCAGGGCGGACAAAATTACAATGTCACAATAGGAGTTGGGGGTAGTGGAGCTATAATATCTGGAGGTGGGGTGTACCCCAATGAAAATAATATTCCAACATATTACCCACAATATATATACGTTCCACCAAGTCCTGGCACCCCTACAACATGGAGTGGTCCAGGCAGTCCCACAGTCGTAGCAGGCGGCGGCCCATCAGCAGGCACCCCCGCAGGAATTCTGGGTACTCCTGGAGTGAATTCCCCCTTAAGTGTGGGATTGGGTGTGGCAACAGTCTATGGATTTGGGGCAGGAGCAGAACAACAGGGCGGCCCTGGTGCAGCACTTATAGAATGGATTTAAAAGATGCCAAAACTTCTTGATAAGCGTATAATAGGCGGGTCTGCAGACGTCCTGAATACAATACTGATTGGTGTGCCTGCTGGGTTGCCCCTTATAGTGGCGCCAACAGGCGCCGCTTTGCTGTTGGGTCCAGCCACAAGTTTTCCAGGCGTAAGGGGGCCTACAGGGCCTACAGGATTGGGAGGAGCGCCAGGATTTGGTGGATTTCCTGCCCCTCCAGGTGTAAAAGGTGCCACTGGGTCTGCTGGGCAGCCTGGCCCATTAGCAGGACCACCAGGCACACTAGGGGCAACCGGGCCAGTAGGTGGCGCTGGCCCGACCGGAGACCCAGGGGCAACAGGAACTCTTGGTTTTCCAGGACCCCAAGGGACAGGCCAAAAATTAGCAGTAGCTGGCTTTTTGTCTCCCAGTACATGGGCTGTGCCTGCTACAACTACTAATGTAAAAATCACAACTGTGGGCGGAGGAGGAGCAGGTGGTTGGGGAGCAATTTATACAACACAGGATTACACAGGTGCTGACGGCGGCTATGCTGATGGTCCCACTATAAAACTAATTGGAGGCAAGGGTGGACCAGGTGCCGCTATAGAAACATGGATACCGGTCACGGCAGGCAGTAATTTGCAAGTAATAGTTGGAGGTGGTGGGGCTGCTAACATTAGTAATTCTGGAAACCCTGGCACGCCCAGCCAACTTTTGGATCAAAGTGGAATAGCCCTTGTTACAGCAGGTGGTGGAAGCGGCGGCCTCAATGCCAACATCTTCACACCCGGTGCCAATGGTGCGAGAGGAACTGCCACCAGCATAGGCCCGCTGGTTTACTTGAATGCTGACTTAGGCCTTAGGTTTGGTTACGGGGGCGTGGGCCGAGACGATACATCAGCATCAGGTGGACAACCAGGTGCAGTTCTTATAGAATATGTTGCTGTAGGTCCTTAACGCAGTGCTGGACCAGTTAACCAAGCCACCAAAGTGCGGCGTAACCCACTTGTAACGGGTGTTACTCTATGCAGAACAAAGCTGGGAAAAACGGCTACAAGGCCTAGATCCTTGCTAATGGTTTGTGGATCAGCGCCTAACTTAACTTGTAGATTGCCACCTTCATACTCACAGGGATCGCTCAATTGTAAAACTACACTGAGTTTTCGAGGACCGTGGTTTGTGGAAGTGATGCCACTGTCAATATGCCAGGTGTAGTGACCCTCATCATCCCCGTAGTATTCAGTGTATTGCAGGTGTTCACCAAATCCCCACAAATCAAAGCGAAAATGCTGGCCATTTAAATTACGAACAATATTACCCAAGCGTTGATAAATCCAATCAGTGTCAGGACTGGCTTCAATCCAACTGGTTTTGCTTTTGCGTATTTGTTCATAATTTTGAGCGGGATCAAATCCACCAATTACCGCTTTTCCTGGCTGTCTAGCCTGCCCTAGTTGAATTATCTTTTTTATATCATCTCCTGAAAATCCATCTTTCCAGGTTGCTACGTTTGCCTCACCAGCGCCAAAGCTGGGACTTGGTAAAAATTGATAAATTGACACTCTGTTGCTCCCTTTGATTTGAACTATACAAGGGCCTTTGTTTCTCTGCAATAAATAGATTTATGAGAGCAATGGATTTAGATAGTGCTGGCTATTACAGCCCAGACCAAGATCATTATACTATGCAAAATCAGTATGACCCGCGTCGACCCAAGATTACAATCGCACATTTAAATCAAATGAAAAGAATGCGTAGTGCCAAGAAATTGGAAAATCTTGTGCGCAGAGATCTTTTGGGCCTGTTGTATGGCGCTCCCTCTGCTGAAGGCGGCGGAATGCCAGGCATGTAGTCTAAAATTGCCTTATTTTCCATATAAATCCAAGTTATTCTTCAACTCCTTCTAAATAAACACAGAGTCTATCAACTTTACCAAAGGAGACAAACTATGGCTAATAGCAAGCTGTTGAAGGTAATGGATTACCTTATCAACGAGCAAGAAGACAAGGCTCGTGACCTGTTGCACCAAATCTTCATTGAGAAGGCACGTGCAATTCACGAGGAAATGCTAAGTGACGACGAGCATGAAATGGACAGGGACGAGGGCAGAAATCTCGGAGATGACATTGAATTTCACAAAGAAGAAATTGAGAATGAAGAGCATTATGGCGACGGCACAATGGAAGATGTTGACCTCGATGACGCGGTTGAAGATCTCACAGTAAGTGCTGGCGATGATGAAGATGCTGACGATGTTGATGTTGACGTGGAAGACGATGACATAGACATGGACGCTGAAGACGACATGGACGATGAAGACGACATGGACGATGAAGAAATGGATGCTGATGAAGCTGAAATGGATGCAGACATGGACCACGACGAGGAAGCTGAAGGCGAGCGTCTAAAAGACATTGAGCAAGCAATTGAAGAGTTGACTGCTGAATTTGAAGCTATGAAGGCTGAACTACATGGTGAACATGGTGATGCAGAGGGAGATAAAATGCCCCTGCAGGAAATGGCAGATTCGGGCACTACGCCTGGTGGTAAACAGTACAAAATTAGCGGCGATTTTGAAACCGTGACTGTTAATGGAACTTCTTACCCAATCCGCAAACTGAGTGGTCAAGGGGACAACCCCGACTACGTAATAGATGACATCCATATTGGTCAAACATATCAGGACATGCCACACCCTGACGCGGATGAGGAAGACTATGAGGAAGAATATGAAGTCTGGACAGAAGCACCAGGACAAGCAGATAACACCCTACACGTTGGTACGTGGGATGAGTGCTGGAACTTTTTAATTGATCAACTAGGAAGTGAAGACCATTCGCGTTTGAAAAGACGCCTACAGCGCGATGCTAGCGGTGGTGGCATGAGAGAAGGCTGGATGGACAACACTGACGACCTTGATGAAGACTATGATGATCTTGATGAAGCCATTGCCCTCGATACAGTTCATGTTGATCTCAAGAAAGTTGGCGAAGTTGGCTCAGGAAAGTTTTCTCGTAGTGATGTAAGCAAGCATAGCCCAGTGCCCAAAGGCGTTCAAAGCCCTGTTCCAGGTGCCAAGCCAGTTGTGACAGGCAAGGGATCAAAGGCTGATGGATATCATCTTCAATCTGCCCCCACAAGTGCCAGTATGAACTTGTCCAACCGTCGCAAGAAGGCTAGTGAAGACATGACTCATGTCAGCAAGGAAGGCAGCACAAAGGCCATGTTGAACAAAGATCGTTCAGAAGGTTTTGGCGCCGCCAACGTTCGCAGCCCACTGGGCAGCACCGGCACAACACCAAAGAAGTAATTTATCAACAAGAAATTATGCTGTAACTCAAAAGGTTACAGCATAGTTCTTTGAAAAAACACTGGTTTCTTACTGGAAATCCAGCTGTTTCAGATAGTGTTGTTAAATATTGTTACTACGAAACTAAACAGGAAACAAAAATGGTCTCAATTCTGCAAGAACACTTGCATTTTGATGATGCACAAATGAAGGTTGTTACCGAAGCCATAGAAGGTGGTCATAAAAACCTCTTCATGGAAGGAATCTTCATTCAAGGCGGAATCAAAAATCATAACGGAAGAGTCTATCCTGTAGACGAGATTCGCAAAGCCGTAGAGCTAGTAAATTCAAGCATATCCAAAGACAATGGGGTACCTGGTGAACTGGATCATCCACAAGAGCTTCAAATTCATCTAGATCGCGTAAGCCACAGCATTCAAAAAATGTGGATAGACGGTCCCAATGGCCTTGGTAAGTTGAAAGTATTACCAACACCTTGCGGTCAAATTGCAAAAACCTTGCTTGAGAGTGGTGTAAAACTTGGCGTTTCATCACGTGGCTCAGGCAATGTCGATCCCTATGGGAACGTTTCAGATTTTGAAATGTTAACAGTCGACATAGTGGCCAAACCTTCAGCCCCAAGTGCATATCCTGTGCCTGTATATGAGGCTATGTATCACAGAAGGCTCGGCAGCAACATCAGAGACTTGGCAGAAAGCGTGCGTCATGATGAGAAGGCTCAAAAGCATCTCACCAAGACCCTGCTCCGCTGGGTTAACGAGTTGAAGATTTAACAAGGAGACGCCAGTCCTATGGAAAAACAACTACAAGAGCTCCTGGAGAACGAAGTGCTTGGCCCCGAAGCCAAAACTGCCCTTCAGGAAGCATTCACAAACAAGCTCAAAGAAGCTGAGACAAAGCTCCAAGAAAGTTATGCTCATCGCTTCGAGCACGAGCGCGGATTGCTTGTGGAAGCCATGGACAAGATGTTGAACGATGTTGTGAGAAAAGAACTCAGTGAGTTCTCTCAAGACAAGCAAGCAGTAGCAGCCAAAAAGGTGCAGCTCACCCAGGCTGTTAGTGAGGCAAAATCCACTTACAACAAAAAGCTGGCCCAACATGTGAAAATGATGGAACAGTTTATGCAAGGTGAAATCCGCAAGGAAATTACTGAGTTCAAAGCCGACAGAAAACAGTTGGCCGTTCAACGCAAATCTATGGCTACCGAACTGCTGGAGAGTAAGAAAAACGCTCAAGCAGCCCTCGAAGCTAAAATTGGCAAACTGGAGAACTTTGTTCTTCAGCAATTGTCAGAAGAAATTTCCGAATTTCAATCTGACAAAAAGGCTCTGGTAGAGCAACGAGTCAAACTGGCAAGCGAAGCAAAACGCAAGCTGGATGAAACCCAACGCTCATTTGTCAACAGAGCAACCACTGTGGTTGATAAAACCTTGAACGAGGTCATCAAGCGCGAGTTGGTGCAATGGAGAGACGATATCAAAATTGCTCGTGAGAACAATTTTGGTCGTAAAATATTCGAAGCTGTGGCCGCTGAATTTATGACCAGCTACCTTGCAGAAGGTACTCAAGTCAAAAAGCTCAGTGATCAACTCAAGACGCAACAAGCAGCACTAGCTGAGGCACAAAAGGCAATTCATGAGAAAGAAAATCTCTTGGAAAGCGTTCGTGCACAAAGCCGTGCAGCACAAGCTCAGCTTCAAAGAGCCCAAGTGCTCAATGAGCTGTTGAACCCCTTGGCCAGAGACAAGAAAAAGATCATGGAAAGCCTTTTGGAAGATGTGAAAACCACACACCTCAAAGAAAGCTATCACAGATACTTGCCCGCAGTGTTGAACCAAAATGCACCAGCCGCACCAAAGGCTGTGCAAGCAAAACCCAGCAGAGCTGTGGCACATTCCGGAGACCGCGTAAGTCTCGTGGAAACACAACAAAACCCAACTGAAGATCGCGATCTTCAAAATATCTTGTATTTGGCCGGTGTCGCCAAAGCACAATAAGGAGAAAATGACTATGAAAGGCAACCTTTTTGAAGCCAACTGGAATCTCACCAGAGACGCTCTTTGCGAAGGCCTCACCGGCAATCGCAAGAAAGTTATGGAAGTGGTTCTTGAGAATACCAAGCGTGACCTAAGCAGCAAAGCAGGCATCTTGTTTGAAAACGCAACACCTGGTTCAACAAGCCAAGGCAACGTTGCTACCCTAAACAAGGTTATCCTGCCCGTTATCCGTCGAGTGATGCCAACTGTTATCGCTAACGAGATCATCGGCGTGCAACCAATGACAGGTCCCGTTGGGCAAATCCACACCCTGCGTGTGCGTTATGCCGACACATACCCCAATCCAGCAGTAGCTGGTGGCGTGATTGCTGGTACTGAAGCTCTCAGCCCCTTTGACATTGCTCGCTTTTACAGCGGTAATGGCGATGTGAACAACCCTCGCGGTGCTGCTGCTGCAACACTTGAAGGCACAGCTGGCAAGAGACTAAACATCCAGATCTTGAAAGAGACTGTGGAAGCCAAGACCCGCAAGCTCAGCGCTCGCTGGACTTTCGAGGCTGCACAAGATGCACAAGCCCAACAAGGCATTGACATCGAAGCTGAGATTATGGCTGCTCTAGCTCAAGAAATCACAGCTGAAATTGACCAAGAGATCCTAAACAGCCTGCGCAACCTAGCTGGCATCACTCTCACATACGACCAAGGCGCTGTCTCCGGCACTGCCACATTCGTTGGTGACGAGCATGCTGCTCTTGCTGTCTTGATCAACCGTGGTGCAAACTTGATTGCTGCTCGCACACGTCGTGGTGCTGGTAACTGGGTTGTGGTTTCCCCCACAGCACTGACAATCCTGCAAAGCGCAACAACTTCCGCTTTCGCTCGCACAACTGAAGGCACATTCGAAGCTCCAACCAACACCAAGTTCGTTGGCGTTTTGAACAACTCAGTTCGCGTGTATGTGGACCAATATGCTGCTGATGATACCCCTGTGCTAGTTGGTTACAAGGGTCCTGGCGAAATTGATGCGGCTGCGTATTATTGCCCATATGTGCCACTGACAAGCAGTGGTGTTGTGATTGATCCCAACACCTTCGAACCAGTGGTATCTTTCATGTCACGATATGGTTACTTGGAACTCAGCAACGTAGCAAGTTCACTTGGTAATGCTGCTGACTACTTGGCTGGCATCGCCATAAATACTGCGAATTTGAAATTTCTTTAAGTTATTGATATCATTAGCTTTTTTTGAAGCTAATGGTGGAAAACGACAAAATAAAACCCCGGGAGAGATCCCGGGGTTTTATCTTAAAACAATGTGCAACCTTGCAGTAACAATTGCTCTCTCCAATCATCAGCCAATGCACCAGGAACTTTGATGCGGAATATTTGGTACCCTTGCGCAATAGCGTTTGCAGTCTTGCGTGCATCTCGTGCTTGAGTCTTAGCGAGCCCTTCAAGTTTAATAGATTCTGCATCATCTTTCTTACCATATAAATTCTTGTTGTAATGATATGGTCCATCTATTTCAACTAATATTTTTTCATTTATTACGAAGTCATAAAGAAACAATCCGACACGTACAAATTTGCGATATATCAGCCCTGATTCAATAAGGATTTGTTCAAACTGTAGCTCCGGTTTAGTATTGAATAATTTCATTCCAAGCTTGTCTGGATTTTCCGCCATAAACTTCAGTCTACCCCGACTGTAATTTTCCTTTTGTTCATCAGTAGCCTTGCTGCCGCGCCGTGCAGCCCACATCTGTTCAACCTTTTGTTGCACTAGTGCAGGATCTCTAGTTTGTGCTATGTGACTCATTCTCTTTTTGAATTCGTCACTACGTTTGTAGCCTTTTTGAGGACTGCCACCATTACTCTCTAAAAATTTCTGGTAACTTTCTTTTTGCCGCTCCACAGCTTCTCTAGGCATAATTTTACCCTTGTTACCAACACCAATTTTTTGTTTGGTTTCTTCGCTGTGTTTTCTGCCAGTCCGCACTTGTTTTTGTTTGGCACGCAACTCCTCTGTCCATGGCTTCATTGCGCTAACAGGATTCCCAGGAAATTTTTCTTGATACTCTTGACTTGATAAACCATGGCTTTTGAGGTGCTTACCTACCAAGGTGCCCAATTGTCTTTTGCAGATTTGACATTCGATCATTTAACAAACTCTCCAATTTAAGTTTGTTGTATTTATAGCGATATGTCAAATCCAGTATCAAATGAGGCTACGACAAAAGCCTGGGATTTCTCCCAGGCTTTTCATGTTTTATACCATATCCATTTAGCGTTGCCACAATCCCAAATCCTTTCCAAGCCTGCCCCTTGGGCCATGGAATATTCAGTGCAGCCTTCTGTAACAAGATGGGGATACTTTTTGATCATGGACTGTTTGTTGAATGTAAATCTATGATATCGTTTGAAGTCAGGATTTTTGAGACTGAAATACCAATAATTGGGTGGGGTATCTTCAAAGCGCCTAAATCCCAGATGTGCAAGATATAACCCTTGGCCCCATCTGAGGTCAGCATAACTGAGCACACTTTGGGGCTGATATGTTTTCTCAAAATGATTAAACAATCTTGCAGCAATACCAGCATAATGCTGCCCATCTGTGCTGAATCGCACCATTTCCCACTGCCAAACTTCTTTGGGCTTTGTGAACTTTCGACCTTGACTGAATGTCATCACAGCAACCAATTTTTGATTTAGGTCATATGCACCCACAGCAACTTCTGCTTTGGCTGCGCCACTTATATGATGGGTGTTCAAGAAATCTGTTGCTTGACTACTGGAGATGCAAGAGAGTCTGAGGCATCGGGCCCCGGGCCCTCGTTTATTGATGCCCAATATTTGTGATAGCCTAGATTTCACAATTTGTGATCTATTGAGCCATTCATCCTCAAATATGGTTATCAATTTGATGCCTTGGTCTCGACAGGCAATATATTTGTTCTTGTGATACCCTCGTTGTTTGTGACGCTGACTATGCCAATATAAGCCACAATATTCTATGCCAAGGTGCTGACTCTCACTATAGAGGTCAATTTCCTGCTTGTTAAGCAAGGTTGTTCGAGTTTTCTCAAAATCAACAAAACCTTGAGCTTTCAACCAGCTGTTCAACTGTAGTTCAGCTGATATTTCATTTGGCTGGCGGATTCCCCATATTTTGAGGTATTTGAGTATTGTGGTCTCACAAACAGCTAGTTCTTGAGCCATATTTGATATATTTGATGTTTCAAACATGGTTTTGAGCGCAACAGGATCATTAAGCACTTGGTTTGCAAGAGAACTATAATTTTTCTGAGCTGGGTTTGAGACACCGTATTTGTTATTAAGAGTTTCTGTTGTTTTGGCGATCACATCCTGCCTCTTGCTATGCCAATCTACGCCATACTGCTCTAGGCATTGTTGTCTTATCCTTTCCACATTTTTAGGATCCTTCATGGGATTGTTCACTAATCGATGAGTATCTACGTGGGGAAGGCAGAACGCATTTGACACCCCATATGTATTTTCAAGTGTTTGTTGTGCTTTAGCTTTGGATTTAGGATTTGCTAGCCCTACACCGCCGTTCTCTTTGAGAACCTTAACACGACGTTCTGTTGCAGCAGCCTTGGCATGCACACACTCTTTTGAACAGAATTCTCTGTGACCCTTGGTTATGCTAATAAAGCTTACTGATTTTCCACATACACATGCAGGGGGCTGGCTAAGCTGTTTAACATAGCAATAGATCTTCTCGCTCAATAGATCACAGTACTGGCTTGCACTCCAAGAATTCACAGTGGTCAACAAGTTCACGTCATGTTTGACTCTAGTTGCAATACCATCTATCTTGTGATTGCTTAGCAGATTTTGGATCTTTTCAAGTGGTGTCATAATAGGGCCTTGTGTGATAGATGTTACACTACTATTTACACATATAATAGGGATCTGTATCCAATAAAGTCAATATTGACACACCCCCTTCCCTAAGCCAAACTCTACTTGATTACCTATACTCAGGAATAATACGATGGAACGGCTACCCGACCTCAAAACAGAAGTTTTGCCATTCAATGGTTTGAATCTACACATAAACAAAGCTGACTTCTGGAGCAGCAAGCTACGTCTCCAAAATGACAATTGGTTGTTCAAGAAATGGTGGAAAAGCTGGAAGTCACTGGGACTGGAAGGACCAGGACTGCTGTTGGATATTGGTGCAAACTATGGTGTTGCCAGCTGGGAATTTTTGAGTCAAAGCTTCTGTAGTCAAACAATTATGTTTGAACCCATTCAAGAAAATTGTGAATGCATAATGCGTAGCTATGCAGGCAAGGAAAGCATTTATCAAATCCACAACCAGGCAGTGAGTCAACAAAGTGGAGAAATCAGCTTTCAATACAATCCCAAACAAACTGGCACCAGCCATATTGTGGGATCAGAGGGCGGAAACCGCACTGTGAAAACTGTTTGCATTGACAGCCTTGATCTTCCCAAAATCAAGCTCATGAAAATTGATGTTGAAGGTCATGAGCTTGATGTTCTCAAAGGTGCGGCTGCCCGTATTCAACAAGACCAACCTTGGATATTCTTTGAATGCAATCACAATAATGCAGTGGAACTGCAAAAAGTCACTAATGTAATCAATTGGTTCTTGGAACATGATTATGTTCCTATTAGTAGTAGCTATCATCAAATTTTGACTGAAACTGATATCAGGGCCAGCAGCCTCGCAAGCAACAGCATCCTGGCAGGTGTGAACGATCTATTGGCTGTGCCTCGAGCCCTGCTGCCCAGCAACAGTGAGAAAGTCCATCTCTACAAAGTGTATCAGGAGCAAT